TGAACTTCGCCGCCGGCTGGGAGGAGCAGCAGGGAGGTGTCCTGTGAGCGTCGGGTCAGTCACCGCCAGGATTGCCCGCCGCATCTGCGACGTCGAGCCCGTCGGCTACAGCCAGCCTGACCGCCGCACCTGGTTCGCCAACGCCAACTGGGAAGGACACGTGTCCAGCCCCCAGAACGCGGACTGCTCGAGCCTGGCGGCCGGGGCGGTCTGCTATGGGGTGCACGACACCTACGGCGTCCCATGGGGTCACCCAGCACTCCTAGAAATCAATGATTTCTGGACCGGCAACCTCCGGCAGGGGCTCGAGGCCCGCGGCTTCGATGAGGTCAACTGGGCGGATGAGAACCTGACCCCCGACGGCGGTTTCCGTGCTGGCGATATCGTCCTGTCCGCGGCGAATGAGGGCGGCGTCGGGCACGTCATCGTCATCGTCGAGGACGGCTTTGATCCGCTCGAGTCCGAGGCGTGGATCGCCGAAGACAACAGCATCGACGGCTACCTCGGCGACCAGACCGGGAGCGAGACCCGCACCGCCCGCTACTCCACGCACCCGCACACTCAGGCCGGCCGCTGGACCTCCTGCCACCGCTTCAACGAGGCGAAGTTCTTCCAGCAGTGGCCCGAGTTCGCGAAGGGGAGGGCGACGGCCCCCGGCCCGGTCCCGGTGACCCCCGCGGCCGCCCCGGCGCACGCTCATGGTATCGACATCTCCAGTCACCAGGCGGGGCTCCACATTGCCGCGATCTGGGCTGATTTCGTGATCGTCAAGGTCACGGAGGGGACGGGCTACGAGAACCCGTTCTGGCGCACTCAGGCGGAGTCGACGCTGGCCGCGGGCAAGAGATTGGGCCTCTACCATTTCGCCAACGACGAGGACCCGGCCGCTCAGGCGCGCTACTTCCTCGACCGCGCCAAGGGCTACGCAGGCCGTGCCACGTTCTGGCTGGACTGGGAGGCGAGCGCTATCGGACTCGGCCCTGGTCCGGCCCTGACCATCCTGAACCAGATGGCAGCCGAGACCGGCTCCACGCCTGGCATCTACCTGAACGGGGAGGGCATGGAGAGCGGCGACTGGTCCGCCATCTCCAGCCGGTTCCCGCTCTGGTACGCGGGGGGCCCCAACTACGCCTCCTACGGGCAGGCGTACAGCGACCCCGCCGTCCCGACCGTCCCCTACTGGGGAGGCAACGTCCTCATTCACCAGTACACGGAGGACGGCTACCTGCCTGGCTACAACGATCACCTCGACCTGGATCGCCTGCGCGACCGGGCCGCCTGGGACCGGATGATCGGCGGCGGCCAGGTCACTGCCTCGGCCCCGGCCGCTCCCGCGGCGCAGGCGAGCCCCTACACCGGCAAGTGGAACAAGAGCGACGGCCAGGGCGAGCTTGTCTGCAACGGGGTCTTTGGGCCCGCGACGATCGGCCGCCTTCAGCAGGTCATGGGGACCCCCGTCGATGGGGCCCTGGACGACGACGGCAGCCCCGCCATTGAGCGACTCCAGGCGTTCCTGAACGCGAACGTCCCGGCGGACACGCAGGAGGCCCTGAACGACGCCCCGGCGCTCGACGTCGACGGCGTGCTCGGCCCGGACACGTGGCGCACGCTCCAGTACCTCATCATCGCCTGGCACAAGGAGTACCTGCCGGAGGGGTGGGAGTACTCGGATTGGGTCGACGGCGAGGCGGGCCCGGCGACCATTGGCGCTCTCCAGCGCGCCCTCAACAACTCTCGCTCCAACTCCGGCCGCCTCTGGTGACCACCAACTGAAAGGAATCGCCGTGAAGGCTCTCATCTCTGACCCCTTCGTCACGACCGTCATCCTGGGCACTCTGTGGCCCCTGGTGCAGGCGGCCCTGGACCGCCCCTATTGGACGCGGGGGCGTCGCGTCGCCCTTGTCGTGGGGGCCGCCGTCGTCCTCACCGTGGGCGCCTGGGCGCTCAGTGCTTACCCGCTCCAGGCGGAGGTGCTGGCCGCCCAGGCCGCGAAGTTCCTGGGCTTCGCGTGGGCCGGCTATCAGGTCCTCTCGCACGTCAAGATCGGTGGCGTCTCGGTCCTGAACTGGGCTGGAATCATCACCCCCGGTGGCGAGACCCGGGAGCACTACACGCCCCGACACGAGGCCGCCTGATGGGCCTGGGCCGCCGACTCTGGTCGACGCTCCACGAGCCCAGGGCGATCTCAGCGATGATGGCGGCGACCTACGTGCTCCTTGCCGTGGCCGTCGCCCTCATCCTGGGCGCCCCGCGTATCCAGCCGTGGGACGTCACCGTGGGATGCCTCATGACCCTGTGCGGGTGCGCGATCGGCGCGCCCGCGGCGTGGCGGGGATGGTGGGGCGTGGAAGGCCCGTCGGCGGCCCTGGTCGCCCTCGGGCTGGTCGTGGTCGCCGTCGAGGACGCCGCACGCGCCCTCACGTCCGACAACTGGCCCGGCTGGCCGCTGTTCGTCATCCTCGCCCTCCTCCTCATGATCGGTCAGCGGATGGCCCGCGTCTGGGGCCACGCCTGGGAGCCCGGCTGCGAGCCGAACACCGCGCTCCGGCAGGCCGAGATCGGCGTGACCGTAGCGAAGGCCCGCGAGGCCGACGCCGCCGCCCGCGCCATCGAGAGGGAGGACCCCGGATGCAGAAAGCCGAGCTGATCGGCGCGATCATCACCAGCGGCCTCGGATCCATCCTGGTGACCCAGGTCGGGGCCGCGATCCGGGCCATGTGGAACGCCAGGCGGGGCCGCGAGTCGGACCTGCAGGCGGCGCGCAGGGAGGCCGCCCAGTGGGAGTGCGTGGCGCGCCGTACGCGCGCTATCGCCCTGGACCGAGGCGCGCCCCTGGGTGACCTGCCGCGCGGCCCGGGGGAGACCCCGATCGGTGACCTCGCCGACGACTGACAGGAAGGCGCCCCTCTCACCTTCGGGTGGGAGGGGCGCCTTTCGTCGTCTCTGAGGGGCGTTTGTGGCGTGATTCCGGGGGTTTCTCGGTGTCTCAGGAACATTGCTATCTAACTGCTATTTCGCGGGGGTGGCGGTGGGTAGCGTTTCGCGTGATTCTGGGGCTCTCACCATGCCGTAGGGAGTTCTCATGAAGAACTGAGTGTGGGGGTAGACTGGCCTCACGGGCGGCCACAAACCGCGCCATCCCGCCAAAATCGCCACGCCCAACATGGGCCCTCATCGGCTATCCTGGGCCACACACTGCTATCCAAACTGCTATCCACTGCTATCCGAGGAGGACCCCATGGCATACGGAGAAGGCAGCGTCTACCAGCGCAAAGACGGGAAGTGGGTCGCCGCCCTCCCCGTCGGCTACACCCGCAGCGGCGGGCTCAAGCGCGCCACCCGCATCCGCAAGACCGAGGCCGAAGCCAAGCGGGCACTCCGCCAACTCCGCCGCGACCACGCCGCCGGCCAGACCCAAGGCGCAAGCCCGCGCACCACCCTCAAGACCTGGTGCGACCAGTGGAAGACCGCCGCCGCCACGCGCCTGCGCCCCAACAGCGTCGACATCACGGCCCGGATGATCGACGCCTGGATCGTCCCCACCATCGGATCCAAGCGCCTCACCGACCTCAACCCATCCGACATGCGCGCCCTCGACAAGGCCCACGAGAAAGCCGGCTCCAGCCCGACCACGGCGCACCGGTGCCGCGCCATCCTCCTCAAGATCCTCCGAGACGCCCGCACCGAGGGGCACGCCGTGCCGCAGGTGGTCTTCGACGTACCCCTCCCCAGGAAGGCCCCCAACCATCGGCGAGCCATCCCCGCCGCCGACGCCGCCACCATCCTCAAGGCCGCCACCGAACCCGACGCCTGGCCCAAGCTCGACGCCAACGCCAGCAAGCGGGAGCGCAACGCCCGCCGCCTCGCCGGCGAGCAGGACGCCAGCCGGTGGGTGGCCGCCCTCCTCCAGGGCCTCCGGCAGGGGGAAGCACTGGGCCTCACCTGGGACCGCGTGGACCTGGACGCCGGTACCCTCACCGTCGACCGCCAGTTGCAGGCGATCCCCAAGCGCGCGAGGGACGCGGGCCTGCCGGGCTGGTACGACGCCGAGCACCTGACGGGCTCCTACCACCTCGTGCCGACGAAGACCGCAGCGGGATCCCGCGTTCTGCCGATCGTTCCGTGGATGGCTGCCGCCCTCGCCACCTGGAAGGACCACTGCCCGGACAGCCCGTGGGGTCTGGTGTGGCCGCGCCCCGACGGCGGGCCATGGTCGGCCAGCGACGACATGGAAGCATGGCGGGGACTCCAGGACGCCGCCGGCATCCACAAGAGCGGCAGTGGCACCGAGGACGACCCATGGGGCTACTACGTAACCCACGAGGCAAGGCACTCGACGGCGACGCTCCTCATGGCCGCCGGGGTGCCGGCCGCCGTCATCATCGCCCTCATGGGGCACACAAGCGTCACCACCACCCTCGGCTACCAGCACGCCGACCTCGAGCAGGCGCGACAAGCCCTGGAGGCAGTCGCGCCCCGCCTGGGGTTGACTGCCTGACCCCGACACAGACTGAGGCCCCCACCGTGATGGTGGGGGCCTCTCTTTCGTGTCCTCTAGGGGGTTACGCGAACGCTAGGGCTCGGCGATTTTGGCGGGGGGGGGGGTGCGTCCTTGGCTAGACGCCTCTCGGCCCGCTCGACGATCTCCAGGACGCTGACGCCGAGGGCGTCGGCGATCTCCACGAGCGCCTCGATGCTGATGAGGCGGCGGGCGTTGAAGAGGAGGAGGAGGGTGGACTTGGAGAGGCTGACGCGCTCGGTGAGGGCATCGAAGGTGACCTCCTGGGCTACGCGCTCGGCCCGGAGTTCGGCGGCGACGGCGGCGTTCAGCCCTTTGGCTGGGTCCTTGGCGATGTTGACCATGACCCCAGTGTTACATATGAACACCAAGGTCACCATCTGATAACGGATTTCCCAGGGTTCTGCCAGCATCTTGCGCGGTCGCCATATGGCGACCTACAGTGTTCATGTGAACACCAAACCGATGACCGCCCGCCTCGCGGAGGTCCTGAACCGACAACTCCGAGAATCCAACCTCTCGGTTTCCGAAACCAGCCGGAAGACCGGCATCCCCTATCCAACCCTCTACAGGCGACTCCATCACGCTGGCCACGGACTCACCATCGACGAAACCGAACGCCTCGCCGGAGCCCTCAACACAACCCCCGTCGACTTGCTCAACCAGGCCAAGTGATCCCCACACCCACCCCCCACCATCTCTAGGAACATCCCATGTGCAACCCCACCACCCAGCGTCCCATCTCCGAAGCGCTCCCCCTCGTGAACGCCCTCATCGCCGAGGCCGAGCGTAACTGCATCGACATCTCCCACTACCACGTGCACGCCCTCCCCGGGGGACGCTTCGACATCGCCCTCTACGCCTACGACGGCGCACGCGAAGCCCTCTGTGACCTCCTCGGGCTCCACACCCTCCACGAGCACTTCGACCCCATGATCCCCGTGGACTACGCATGCTCGCGCACGGCAGTCCGCAAAGTCGGCCGCTGGCTCATCACCTCCGCTTGGGGCGGCTACGACGAGCACTCCGACTTCCCCCTCGACGTCGAGGCGGTAGCGGCATGACCACCTACACGCTCGCAGCCGCAGCGGCCGTCGCCATCCTCGCCGAGCTTGCCCTCAGCATCGCGCTCGGCCACCACACGGGCGTCCTCCTCCTCGCAGCCGCCCTCACCGCCGCCACCGTCACCCACACCATCCGCACTGAGAAGGAGCTCCGCCGATGAGCGTCGCCATTGCCTACAACCTTCAGCGCGCAAGCGAACTGACCGGACTCTCCGTCGACTTCCTCCGTCGCGCCATCAAGGCCACCGACCCCGACCTCCACCTCCCCGCCCGCCTCGCCGGTAGCCGCTACGTCATCCTTGCCTCCGACCTGGAGGAATGGATGCGCAGCCGCCCTGAAGCCTAACCCCCCCCCACCGACTCCCCAGAAAGGCCCCCACCGTGATCGCACCCCTCACCATGCTCACGCCCCTCGGGCGAGGCGAGTACGCCTTCCGCTGGCAGATGCTCGCCGCCGTCCCTGTCGTCCACCAGAAGGGCGAGGCCATCGCCGACCTCATGGACCTCCTCCGCACCCTCGGCATGGTCCTCACCAGCGAGCCCCGCGCCACCGTCAAGCACGGCATCATGCCCGTCCTCACGCTCGAATTCCGCGCCCGCTACGCCGCCGACACCGAAGCGCACGCCCTCCAGCAACCCACCCACCCCCACCACAACGACCAGGAAGCGACCGCAGCATGACCACCACCATCACCCCATTCGACTACCAAGGACACGCCGTCCGCACCCTCACCGGCCCCGACGGAGAACCACGCTTCGTCCTCGCAGACCTCTGCAAGGTCCTCAACATCGGCAACCCGTCCGATGTCTCCCGCCGCCTCTCGGAAACAATGAAGGGGGTCGATCAGATCGACACCCCTGGCGGACGACAGAAAGTGACGGTAGTTACTGAGGCTGGCATGTACTCAGTAGTGCTTAGGTCAGACAAGCCCGAAGCCGTCCAGTTCCAGGAGTGGGTCACCACAGAGGTCCTCCCCAGCATCCGCAAGCACGGGGCCTACATGACCCCCGACACCCTGGAGAAGGTCCTCACCGACCCCGACCTCCTCATCCGCCTCGCCACCGACCTTAAGAACGAGCGCGCCGCACGCGCCGAGCTTGAAGCGAAAGTCGCCGAGGACGCCCCCATGACCCGGTTCGGGCGGACACTGGCCGCCTCAGACGGAGACCTCCTCGTGAAGCAGGTCGCCGCCGCCATCACCGCCGAAGGCGTCCGCATCTCCCAGCCCACCCTGTTCACCTGGCTCCGCGACCACGGGTGGCTGTGCCGCAACCGCGGGCGCCTCTGGAACGCCCCCACCCAATGGGCGCTCGACAAGGGCTTCCTGCGAGCCTCCGTCACCCTCATCGCCACGAACCACGGCAGCGAAGAGAAGACCACCCCCAAGATCACCGCAGCCGGCCAAGCCGACCTCATCGACGGCTTCCTCACCGGCCGCTACACCATCACCCAGGGGGCCGCCGCATGATGATCCACACTCACATCTGCACGACCGTCCCCCTGTCACCGCCTGTCACTCTCTCTATCCCAGTCGGTCCCGGCGGCAAATGCTCTTTGTCCCGGTTCGACAAGGTGGAAGCCTGGGCGAACGCTGACCGCACGCGGGTCTTGTCAATGATTCGCGGACATCACGTCGACCATCAAGGGCGGAACTGCTACGGAGAGTCCTTCCTGTCTCCTGACACCTTCGAGGAGGACCGCGCGCTCATCACTGACCCGATATGGGAGGCGGTCCGCAAGGCAGAGGCAATGACCCAGGCGATGATGAACGCCGCCCGCGAGGTCGAGGAGGCCGCAGCATGACCACCCTGACCATGGAACAGCGCCGCCACGACTTCGAGGCCATGCTCGCTCACGCCGACCGGGCACGGCAGGCGATCAGCAAGTCCTGGACGACGGAAGAGGGCACACCGGGGAAGCCCCTCGCCAGCCTCGCCCGCGACGTCGCCGAACTGTGCGCCTCCTGGGCAGCCGCAGCCAAACGCGCCAAGGAGGGCCACCCACCCAGCGACCAGGCGAAGAACCTCGCCGTCCTCGTCGCCGCACGCTGCCTCCACATCATCTGTAGCGACGAAGACCTCTCGGACATGCCCCCAGGCGACCTCTTGGCCGCCATCACCAACGACGCAGAGGAGTGGTTCGGAGCCCACGCGGACGAGTGGCTGGACCTGGAGGTCAACCCCTGCGTGCGAGCCCAGTGCCTCATCCAGTGTCTCGGCCAGGTCGCCAGCGCGTGGCCAATCACCCCTGACTGGCCATCCCCCTACGGGTATGACCTCATCGACTTGAAGTTCGGCTCCCTCGTGCGTCTCGCCTTCGAGGCCGTGTGTGCGGCGCTGGCTGCCGAGCGCGGCCTCTGGCAGGAGGAGGAGTCGTGAGCCGGCTCCTCTTCCTGGGGGCGATCCGCCACCACATCGTCGACGTCGAGCAGGCCGCCGTCATCCTCGGCCAGCGCTACTACACGGTGACCCGCATCTGCGAAGGCTCAGCCATGGTCGAGAGCGAGTCCAAGCTCGCCCTACGCAGCAAGCCCATCGAGGAAGCCGACCTCACCAACCCCCTCACCTGCCCCGACTGCGCCACCGCCCACCAGGCCCCCGGCGACGGGGAGGCCATGGAAACCATCCCCCTCTTCTGACCCATGATGCAGCCCAGCCTCCTCGACCTCCTAGAGCCTGCCCCGCCGGCCATGGTCCACGCGCTCATGCCGAACATGGGCCTGGCCTGCGGGGCCGACCTCCTCACCCTCCTACGCCAGCCACACGACCGCGGCCGCGTCTACGCCATGCGCTACGAGCAGGTCACCTGCGACGCCTGCAAACAGGCAGCCGAACCCCACGGCGGCCTCTGGGCCTGGTGCCGAAAGCAGCAGGGGAAGATGGCATGACCATCAAGCTCGGAGAGATCTGCGCGGGCTATGGCGGGCTCGGCCTCGGCCTGGGACTCCTGGCCGACGTCGATACCCGGTGGGTCGCCGACGTTGACGCCGGCCCCTCCAGGATCCTCGCCCGCCACTGGCCCCAGGCCCCCAACCTGGAGGACATCACCCGCATCGACTGGACCGCCGTCGAGCCCGTCGATGTCATCGCAGGGGGCACCCCCTGCCAGGACCTATCTAACGCCGGCCACCGCGCCGGGATGAGGCCAGGCACCCGCTCAGGAATCTGGGAGGCCATGGCCCACGCAATCAAGGAGATCGCCCCGAATGTCGTCGTCTGGGAGAACGTCGCCGGTGCCCGCTCAGCGGCCGCCTATAGCCGTCTGGAATCCGGTTCGGGATGTCTGGGAGGGGGGGCAGACCGACCTGTTCTCCGGGCTCTCGGACGTGTGGTCGGAGACCTGGCCGGCCTCGGGTATGACGCGGCGTGGGAGTCTCTACGGGCTTCCGACGTCGGAGCCCCACACCGCAGGGAGCGGGTCTTCGTCCTCGCGTGGCGTCCCGACGCTGCCGACACCCTCCGCATCCTGCGCGACCGGCCCGGGAGAGCACGGGGACGGCGGCATGAACCTACAGACAGCCGTCGAACGCCTGACCGTTCGCCCTGGCTGGAGTACGCGCCGGCGATCCACCGGTGGGAGGAGGTGACGGGGCGTGAGGCCCCGCCGCCGACGGAGACCGGCCAGCGCGGCGGGGACGTCCTCTCCCCGCGGTTCGTCGAATGGATGATGGGCCTCCCCGCCGGGCACGTCACAGACACGCCTGGGCTCTCGCGGTCACAGGCACTCAAAGCCCTGGGGAACGGCGTCGTCCCCCAGCAAGCAGCACACGCAATCAGCCACCTAGCAGAAACGGCACTCAACCATGGACTCATTTAGTTTCTTCGTCCCCGGTGAGCCGATCACCGAGGGATCCACGCGCGCGTTCGCGTCGGGTCAGCGGGTGGTCGTCACCCACGACCGCGGCCCCGAACTCACCGCCTGGCGCATCAAGGTCGCGCACGCCGCCGAAGCCGCCGCCGAGGCCGCCTACTGGGAGCCCCGCCACGACGGGCCTGTCGAGGTGTGGGCAGAGTTCCGCCTCCCCCGCCCCAAGAGCGCCCCCAAGTCCCGCAAGCACGCGCAGACGAAGCCTGACCTGGACAAGCTCCAGCGTGCTATCGGGGACGCCCTCGCACCCTACAAGCGCCCGGGTGTCCTGCGTGATGACTCCCGGATCGTGGCGTGGTCCGCGGTCAAGCGCTACGCCGACGACGCGCACCCCGTCGGCGTCATGGTGCGCGTCTCGAAGGCGCAGGACCACCTCACCGGCCAGTTCCTCACCAGTGTCGCCGACGTCGGTGGCACACCCGCCGGGGCGGCCATCCTCGACGCCTACGACACGGTGTTCACTCGCGGGTACGGCGATTGGGACACGCCAGCGAACGAGTACGGGTACGCGGACCACGAGATCGACCTACCTGCACGCCTCGCAGTCGTGGATGGGATCTGATCGCCATGACTGAGGTGATTCACGAGAGGTCTCCCCGGTCGCGGGGGCGTGTCCGGTGCGACGACTGCGGTCGCCGCATCCCCAATGGCGAGCAGTACCGCCAATCTACGGTCGTCGGCGACGGGATGATCTGGAACTGGCGGGAATGCCAGCCCTGCCAGCGCGCGGTCCCACACGTCCTGAGATGGCTGGGCCACTTCAGCGACGGCTACAACGACGACGACTTCGCTGAGTGGGCCGATGAGGCCATGGGTGGCTGCCTCTACACCCCATACGGCCTGTTCCTAGACGACGGATCGCCTGACGACTGGACGGGGCGCTTGCGATCCCTCGCCGATGAGGCCGCGAAGGCCGCCGAGGCCGATGCCGACCCCGCGCGGGCGTGGGGTGACGAGGCGTGGGCTGCCTTCACCTGGCGTATGCAAACCAGTTCCGTAATAAATGCTAGGAGGAAATGATGCGGATTCGGAGCATCAAGCCGGAGTTCTGGTCGAGCCCGGACATCGCGGCCCTGTCGGATAGTGACCGACTGCTGTTCATTGGGCTCTGGTCCTATGTGGATGACCATGGTCGGGGCCGGGATGACATCGCGTTGATCGTGGCCGCCCTGTACCCGCACGACATGGTCGCGAATCCTCTCGACACTGTCGCGAAGGTTCGCGACGGTCTCGCGAGGCTTTCCGAAGCGGATCTCATCCTCCGCTACACCGTCGCATCTAGGACCTATCTCCTAGTAACAGGCTGGAGTAAGCACCAGCGGGTAGATAAGCCGAAGGCGTCACGCATCCCCGCGCCCGAAGAGGGGGGCACCACCACTTTCCCTCAGAACGACGCCAATCGCGAAACCGTCGCGACGATTCGCGAAACTGTCGCGACGCCTCCCGACGCCCTCGCGCCTGGAACAGGGGAACAGGGGAACAGGGGAACAGGGGAACAGGGGAACAGTGATGCGATCGGCGACGCCGATCTGCGCGCCGTCGAAGACCCCCGCCCCGACGTCGATGCCGTTTGCGACGCCATGGCCGCGAGCGTCCAGCGTCGCACCGGACGCACTCCACGCGTCACTGCCGCCTGGCGCACGCAGGCCCGCCTCATGATCGACCGCGACGGCCGCACCGTCGAGGAGATCACCCGCATCATCGACTGGGCCGAGGGCAACGACTTCTGGCGCGCCAACGTCCTCAGCGTCCCCAAGCTCCGCCAGAAGTTCGACACCCTCCGCCTCCAAGCCCAGCGCCCGCAGGGGCGGCCGCAGGGCGGGCAGGTGTTCTACGACCTGGCCGAGCAGTTCGCGAAGGAGGGCCTGTGATGGCTACAGCGACTGGCGTGAGTCTGGTGATTGGCATCCTCGTGGATGCTGGGATGCTGCCCGGCATCGTTGACGCCGAGGGTGGCAAGCGGCGCATCCGCGCCTGGATGACGCTCCTGGATCAGGACATGACCGACGAGGTACTTGCCGAGGCGGTGCGCCGCGTCGCGTCCGGCGACGTCGAGACCTACGGGGCGGCGAAGCCGCAGCACGTGAACCGGACCGCGAAGACCGTCCGGGGCGAGCGGATCCGGGCCTGGCGTGAGCGGCACAGCCTGCCGACGGAGGGCCGCACTGGCTTCGAGCAGTCGGCGTACCTGCGGGGGTTCCTGCGGGCCATCGGTAACGGCGCGGCCGACGTCGAGGCGGACCGGCATGGGCGCGCTGCGTTGGCGCAGGCGGCACAGGTGGCCGAGCTGGAGCCCTCAACGCCGCTGCCGGAGGTGCTGGCCCGCATGGATCACGCGCTGGGTTCAGGGCGTGTGCCGTGGGCTGACGCGCTTCCGCCAGCCCGCCCGGTGGCGGAGTTGACGGCTGCGCCGTCGTCTGAGTCGTCGGGTGATGGGGCGGCTCGGGCTCGTGAGGTGCTGGCCGCTCTGGCGCGTTCGTCGCGCCCTGGGGGCAGTGGTCGCCCCGGGAGTGCCCCGAATCGGATGCGTAAGCCACCTAGAGCGGCCTAGCGCCCCCGTGTGCGTGTCCGCGTAGGGTCGCCCGTTTTGAGGGCGCCTGAGGGGCGTTAGGCGCTCCCACACCCCCGTCGTCACGATTCGGTAACTGGGACGCTCTCGACTTGCTTAGTCGCCATATGACGACCTACAGTGTTCACATGGACACCAAGTCCAGCCCCACCTCCTTCTCCCGGCCATGAGCCGGGAACCCCAGATCAAAGGACCATGAAAAATGAAGGTCAACCTTCACCCCAAGCGCTTCAACGTCGAAGGCATCCAGTGGCCAGCCAGCGACCTGGCCACCGTCAAGGAGGTCTACGACGAGGCCGTCACCACCTACGGCGACAAGGCCCGCAACCTCCTCGACCGCAGCGGCAGTGACCCCATCGGTGCGATCAGCCTCCTCATGCTCGCCGCCGACCAGCGCAAGACCCAGCAGGCTACGGAGCCTAGCCTGAGCGAGCAGGCCCTCGCCGCCACCGTCCGCGAACAGCGCGACGCCATCGACACGCTCAAGACCCAGGTGGCCCTCTACCGCGACCGTTGGCAGATCGCCGCCAACAACGCCTCCAGACTGTTCGCCGACCTCTGCCAGAAGGAGGCCGACGCCGACCAGATCACCGCCCTCGAATCCATCCTGCGCGCCCTCACCGCCACCACCTACGGGCGGGCCCGCATGTACTCCTACGACCTCCGAGCCCTCCCAAACGGCACCGTCGTCCGCGACGAAGCCGGGCGAGCCTGGACCCGCATCGACGACGAGGACGGAGGAGTCTGGGCCACCCCTACCAGGGACGACACCCTCTCCTCCAGAGACCTCACCGAGGAGACCACCGCCTGGATGGCGTGGGTGGCCGACAAGTGACCCGCCTCGAAGACGTCACCGGCGACGGTGTGGACGTCGGTGACGCGGCCGAGTTCCTGTGCGCCTGCGCCGACTACCAGGACAGCGAGACGGCCGCCCTCGACGAGCGGGACCGGCAGCGCCGCGGGGCCGGCCGAACCGACGCGAACCTCCCCTGGGGCTCCCTCGGCCAGCACGCCGCACACCGGGCAAGGCTCCTCGAAGCCCTCGCCACCCTCCTCCGCGTCGATGCCGACGCACTCACCAACGGCCTCTAACCCCCCCCCTCCCCGAAAGGACCATCCCATGCACGCCATCACCTCCACCCTCTACCTCTACGAGTCCCAGTGGGTCCCAACCTGGGGGCCCATCGGCCGCCGCCGGGTCCGCAAGCTCGCACGCGCAGGCTGGGAGCATGTCGGCTCCCTCCCCACCGGCCTCCTGCGTCGCGAGCACTGCCTCATCCGCATCACCGAGGAGGGCGACCGGTGAGCGACCACTACCAGCCGAAGCCCGGCGACCTCATCGCCTACGAGGACCCCCACGGCATCTGGCACATGGAGCAGGCCACTGAGGACACGGCCGAGGCCATCGCCCACAACCCCAAGGTGATCCTCCTGGAAGCCGTCCCTGTGCCGCTCACGCCGTGGCCGACCGCGCCCATGATCCTCGTGATCGACGGTGAGCGGCACGCCACCGGCAAGCCCGGGGACATGACCGCGAAGCCCATCAACGGGCAGGTGCTCCTCCGCACCCCCGAAGGCCACTACCGGGGCGTCACGTCCCGGCTCGTCAAGCAGTCCAGTGGCGACCAGATCCGGAAGTGGATCGACCTCGTAGCCGTCGAAGAGCGGGTGCTCCGTGACCTCGGGGAGATCGCCGTCAACGGCCCTCTCGCCGCCCTCGACGGCGCTATCAGCGACGTCCTCACCAGCGCCGAGATGGTCAAGGATGGGAGGTACCTCCAGTGAGCACCGTCATCGACTGGAGCATCCCGCAGCACTGCGGAGACTGTGAGGCGCCCCTGAGGCCAGGGCGCGCCCCCGTCGAGAACTGGCCCGGCACCAGGGCCCACCACGGCCGAGGGCTCTGCCAGACCTGTTTCAACGCCCGCCGCGCCACGGCCAGGCGTGAACGCGAAGGCATCAAGCCTCGCCCCAAGCCGCGCAGGAACCCCACCGTCGCCGAGTTGGCCGCGCAGGGCCACCCCTGCATCTCACCCGCACCCACGCCCAGCCGAGTAAGGACCTACCCGCTATGACCGCCGTCGTCACCAAGCCAGGCATCTACCGCGACATCGACGAGCGGGTATACCACTCCGACCCGACCGGGCACCGCTCCCTATCCTCCACGGAGGCCAAGCTCCTCCTGGAAGCCCCCGCCATGCTCCACCACTACCGGCAGTCGCCGCGGGCTCCCCGCCCCGAGTTCGGCTTCGGGAGCGCCGTCCACTCGCTCGTGCTCGGCGTGGGCGCCCACCTGGAGCGCTACCCGGAGGACGTGCTGTCCGCGTCCGGTTCGACGGGGACGAAGGCGGCCCGCGAGTGGGCTGAGGCCGTCCGCGCCGAGGGCGGGATCCCGCTGAAGGCGGACGTCTACGACGCCGTACACGACTGCGCCGCCGCAGTCACCAACCACCCCCTGTGCCGTCGCATCTTCGCCGACGGGGACCCCGAGGTGAGCGTGTTCAGTGAGGACGCCGGCACCGGCGTGTGGATGCGCGGCCGCCTCGACTGGATCATGCCCCCCGCCGGCGGGGACGGCGCGCACGTCCTGGTGGACCTGAAAACCACGGACGACGCCCAGCCCGACGCCTTCACGAGGGCGGCCGCACGCTACGGGTACGACGTGCAGCGAGCCTGGTACCGGCGCATCTGGCGTGACCTCACCAGCGAGGACGCCCGCTTCCTCCACGTCGTCGTCTCCAAACGGGCCCCCTACCTCGTGAGCGTCTGCGAGATGGATTGGAGCTTCGACGACCTCGGGAAGGTGAAGGTGGAGAAGGCGCTGCGCCTGTACCGGGACTGCCTCGAATCGGGGGACTGGCCTGGTATTCCCGCCGAAGTTCACCAAATCTCCGCACCCGCCTACTACCTCGACTCAGACAAGGACTGACCATGGCTCTCAAAACACGCAAGCCGACCGGGCAGGTCTCCTGGCCGTTCCTCCTCCTCGCCGGGGCTGAGAAGTCCGGCAAGTCCTACGCCGCCGCGGCGTTCAGCGCGAGTGACCTCATCGGCCGCACGTTCTGGATCGAGGTCGGCGAGAGCGACGCCGACATGTACGGGTCCCTGCCGGGCGCCCGCTACGAGATCGTCGAGCACGACGGCACCATGGCGTCCATCCTCCAGGCCGTCCGCGACGCCAGCGCCGAACCCACCCGGGCCGGGAAGCCGAACTGCATCGTCGTCGACTCCATCACCAACGTCTGGGACATGCTCATCGGCGAGCAGGAAGCCGTCACCATCCGCCGCGGCAAGACCTCCATGACCATCGACCAGTGGAACACAGCGAAGCGGCAGTGGCGCAAGCTCGTGACCGCCCTCAACTCGCACCCCGGCCCAGTGCTCGTGACCGCGCGCCTGGAGCAGGTGACGGTGATGGCGAACGGCCGGCCGACGACGGACAAGACGTGGAAGGTTCGCGCGGAGAAGTCCTTGCCGTTCGAGGTGACGGGGACCGTGGAGATGCGCGCCCCGGGGGAGACCTACTTGACGGGCTTGAGGTCCTTGAAGGTGAAGGCCGCCCAGGGGCAGCACCTGCCGATTCAGGGGTTCACGGTGGATGGGCTCATGCGTGACCTGGGCGTGGACGGTGGCGCCCGCCGCCTGACCCCGGCCGTTGAGCAGCCCCAGCAGTACCCCGACCCCACCGACCTCTTCCAGGACGGGGGGCAGTGAGATGGGCGCGCGCGACTTCCTGTGGCTCTGCCTGTTTGCCTTCGTCGCAGTGTGCGTGGTCGGCGCGTTCATTGCCCTCGCCATGCTGGTGCACACCCTCGCGGTCGCAATGTGGGTGAAGGGTCTAGCTGGCCTCGGGCTCTCCTACCTCTGCGGGGTCTCGCTCCTCGGCTTGGGGTACGTCGCCGTGGAGGCGAGATCGCGATGATCCAGGTCATCCCGGTCACCCCGCGGGAGGCGGCATGACCGTCCTCCTCCTCACCCTCATCCTCATCACCCACACCTACCGGAAGGAACACCAATGACCTGCCCATTCACCGCCAAGGCGGCGCTCTACATGGAGCGCACCGCCGACTGGACCACCGTTTCCCCGCTCACCACCATTGGATTGTGGAACCAGGGCCTCGCCGAGATAAGTGAGGATGTCGTCCGACTGGACAGACTGGACAAGGATCACTTCCGGCTTGCCTGTACCCGGCGGATCGAGCGCCACCTCGTCTCAGTTGTCACTAACGCGACGTGCTTCCTTCGCGACCTGGGCGTCGAGGACCCGGCGGCCGCGTTCGTCGCCGAATGGGAGCGGGCCGCCGTCAAGCACCCGGGCATGACCCTGGACGCGGACGGCCACACCGACGAAACCCGCTTCTACGCCCTGGCTGAGGAGGTGGGGGAGGTCGCCGCCTCCCTCACCTACGACAACGCGCAGGGGACCGGCCACGGGGCCGACACCATCGCCGAAGTCACCCAGGTCGGGGCCCTCGCCCTCGCCTGGCTCACCCGCTACCAGGACGGAGAGGAGGACTGAAATGACTACCCCAGCCGCCCGGCACCCCTGGCTTTGGAACACCGAGGGAATCCGTAAGGCACTGAACGCCTACCGAGACGGGGAGGGCTACGGTGGAGCGGCCCTCGGAGACCCTGAGACCATGGCCGATGACATCGAGGACCTCCTGGATCACGCCGACGAGTGCCGGAACAGGATCGCCGACCTCAAGGACACGATTTCCACTCTCCGGGAAGAGAACTACCACCTCAACTCAACAATCAGAATGATGGAGGGCCGATGAGCGACAAGACCACGATTGTCGACAAGCTCAGGGAATACGAGCACACCGGCTCCTACTTGGGGGCGATCGAAGACGTCTACGTGCTCATCCAACACATCGCCGGCCTCGAAGAGGAAATCGACGACCTGAAGGAAGCCGCAGACAGGCGCCCGGTGGAGGGGTACGGCAGCGATTTGCCTGTCGGGACTGTGGTCCTCGACGTCGACAAGGATGCATGGCAGCGCACCCACTCTGGAATGTGGGAGCTTGCCGGCGGCACTGACGACCTCCGAGAAACCCTCAGTTCGAGGTGGGCGCCGTACACCATCATCTACACCCCTAAGGGGGAATCGTGACGCCGTGGGAGATGCTCATGGATGGCAACGACGAGATCATTCCAATTCAGGTGATTGATTTCGACGCGGATTTGATCGCAGCATATCTCGACCCGGCGTGTCGCAATTCGCGCAACCCAAGCGAAAACGCGAGAATATGAACAACTCCCCAGGAAGGAAATCCCATTGGCTAACGATACGGTAATCACCGTGCACGGTGTTCTCGGCCAGGACCCGGAACTCAGATTCACCCCGGCCGGGAAACCCGTCGCTAACCTCTCCATCGCATCCACGCCAAGCCGCTACAACCAGCAGGCAGGACAGTGGGCTGACGGCACCACCATGTGGATGCGAGCCAGCGCGTGGGGCGACATGGCCGAGAACGTCGCCGAGTCCCTACGCAAGGGCATGTGGGTCCTCGCCCAGGGCCGTCTAGTCCAGCGGGACTACACCACCCGCGAAGGCGAGAACCGCAGCGTCCTCCAGCTCGAGGTCGACCACATCGGCCCAGACCTGCGCAGGCAGCGAGCCCAGGTGACGAAGCAGGCCCCAGCAAGCCAGCAGGGCGGCTTCGGCGGCCAGCAGCCCGCGCAGCCTGCCGCGTTCGGTTCGGGGAACGTCCCCACGGCCGCGCAGGACCCGTGGGGCACCGGGGGCGCCCCCACCGGCGAGCCCCCCTTCTAATGACCTGGTGGCTGGCCCCAATCGCTGGGCCGGGGCCAGCCACCACCCCAACCCACCCAAATCCCGCTCAACCCTAGGAGAACCCATGAAACCCACGCCATCGTTCGGTCAGCGCCTCGGGCAGGCCGTCGGCCTCATCCTCGCCCTCACCGCCGCCTTCGCCGTCATGAGCGTCATCCTGTGGATCATCGCCGCCGCCTGGCGCGCAATCATCGGAGGCTGACCATGAACAACAACTGGCCCGACAAGCTCCTCATCCGCATCGTTAGGGGGTACGCCTTCGGTGGCCGCCACATCTGCAACGAGTACGCCCTGCGTACCGCCGACGGCGACTACCTGATCGACGGGGAGCGCCTGGAGAGCCCCACCGGCGTCGACAGTGGCGACCGCATTGACGAGTGGGAGGAGGTCACGGCCGTCCCCACCGCCGCGCTCAAACGCCTACAGGACGCATTCCGGGGCGTCGATATGGTCAGCAGCCTCGTGGCGGCCGTGCAGGATGTCACCTCGCACTTGCCCGCCGACAAGCCCAGTGCGCTCGATACGGTCGTAAAGTACGCGAGGCGCGACGACCAGGGCTCCAAGGTCGACGTCGACGGCTACGTGGCTCGCCTGCTGCGGTCCATGCCCAGCGATACCGTGCGCCCGGAATACCTGGACCTGCTCCGTATCGCCAAGGAGTCTGCGCAGCACCTTCGCTGGTGCGGCTTCCTGGACCCGTGGGCTGAGGTCGCCGATGAAGCTAGGGCACTGACGCTCCCCAAGACGGAGGATGGGCGGTTCACACTCCTAGTCAAACGGATCGGGGCCTTCCTCGTCCACCGGGACGATGACACCGCCACCGACATCGGGGCAGCAGCCCTCGCGTGGGCGGCCCAGATCATCGAGGAGGAGGACCAGTGAACTGGCTTGATTGGCTCCAGGTGTTCTTCCTGTATGTCGCGCTCGGGTTCGCCTACGCGGAGGTCCGCAGGCTCCGGGGGCGCGTCGAGAAGGCAGAGGCCGCTCTCCAGCAGATCGTTAGGACAACGAAGGAGGGCTACCGTGCCTGAAATCTCTCGCGAGGTGGCCCTGTACTACGTGGCGAAGTCGGTGGCCGCTCAGGCGATCCTGACTGCCGTCGCCGGCATCGAATCCGAGCGCTCGACCATCATCCCGCACCTGACACTGGAGAGCCGCCATGCCATCGCCAAGGAGATGCGAGCCATCGCCGCCAGCGTGGACTGCGAGCAGAGCCGGCACGACCTCGCTAAGCAGGCCCTCGAAAGTGAGGTGCTGGCCGTGCAGTGCGCACGGTCCGGGGGAGGCAGCCTGACGCCCATCCAGTTCCCCGCCCACCTCATGGAAGGAGACGACCGTGACTGACCAGTACCCGGCGGCGGTCATCCTCACGATCCGTGACGGGCAGGTCACCATCGGAGGGGAGAAGCTCGCGGACCTCGCTGACGTCCTCAACCCGGACCTCATTCGTCGTGAGGTCGCCGACGGGCAGGGCGTTGGCATGGTCGCCCCCTTGGATGAGTGGCGTGGTGAGATCCGCGTCCCCGTCTCCGTGGGGTTCCTGGCGTGAGCGCCGAGGCCCGCACCTGCCCCGTGACGGGGGAGCCGCTGCGGGGTGACCGGTACGTGAGCGTGACGGCCTGCCGGCGGCTCGACGAGGCCGCACAGGGCATCGTGGTGCTCATGGGTGCCCTGGATGCCGCTAAGGCCGGGCTCCGGCGCGGCCAAGGCGGCGGGGCCAGCGTCACCCCATGCAGCCGCCCACCCGTGCGGCTCGGCATCATCCAGGCCGCCAGCGCACACGAGAGGACGCTCCTCAAATGGGCGAAGTGGTCCGGGCATGACCTCCTCAGGGTCGGCACCCCACAGACGTGGGGAAGCGTCGCCTTTGCGCTCAGGGGTGCGTCCGCGCACCCCGGCCGGCCCGAGCTAGCCACTCTAATCCCCGAGGTCCTGGCCGCTATTCGGGCGCTCACGGCGCTCGTGGACGTCCCCGAGGACGCGCGCTTCTATGGGCGGTGCCTCACCGACCTGGGGGACCGGGGTGTGTGCGACCAGCCGATCTACGCCCCACCGGGGGCGTCGTGGGCCAGGTGCCCGGCCTGCGACACCCAATGGGAGTTGCAGCCCCTCCTAGCGAGCCACCTGGAGGCGGCCGCCGACTGGCTAGTCACCCCCGACGAAGGCGCCCGGCTCCTCACCCAGGCGGGCTACCCCACGCGGGCGGCCACCATCCGACTCTGGAAACACAGGGGCCACCTCACCGACACAGGCGGCCGATACCACGTCGGCGACCTCCTCGCCGCCGCAGCAAGACGAAAGGAAGCCGCATGACACCCGAGCAGATCAAGACGTCGCTCACTGCCGTCGCCGAGGAGACCGTGAAGAGAAGCCTCACCATCACCATGATGGGGCACGCCACCGCCATCGCAGGTATCGCAGCCGGCCTGCCAGCAGACGACGCCACCGAAGCCATAGGCCAGGTGATCGGCATGCTCACCGAAGCTCGCGACGCCATCGGAGACATGAAGTGAGTGACGTCGAGATCGTGCACCCATGGGCCGAAACACCCTGGGTAGCCGCGAGCACAGAGGAGCAAGCCAGGCGCGACGCCGAGGACGCCGAGTGGGACCGCCTAGCAGGCGCGATCTCCCGCGTAGCCATCGCCGTCAACCGCCCCGGCAGACTGCCAGCCGGGGCCATCCCCTTCGGGCCCGGATACGCCACCATGAGGCTCCCGGATCACCCGAGAGAAGAAGGGCCACTCCTGGTCCTCCGAACATGACGAAGGCGCCCCACCAAGCCGGTGGGGCGCCTTCCGTGTTCTCCTAGCGCTTGCGCGTCCAGTCTCCCAGCCACTTGTCCAACGTCTGCCGAGTCACCCCCGCAGCCAGCGCCACCGACGCCTTCGACGCACCACCCCGAACCGCAGCCACCGCCGCAGCCCGACGCTGATCCTCAACCTCAGCCAACGCCTCACGAACCGCCTCAACCTCACAACGCAGGCGGTCCAACTCCATCAAGCTCGGGACACCCTCGGCGCTCATGAGTCACTCACCGTGCTCACCATGACCGAATGCCTCCAGGCGTCACAGATGCCCACCATCGTGAACGAGTTCCCCCGTAGGTGGGAGTGGTAGGCGCTACGCCCCTCCTCCGCATCCGTGATCCGCTCCGTCTGCGCAAGCAGTAGCCACGCACCAACCATGTCACCATCACCCTCGGCGGCCACATGCGCCATCACAGCCTCCTCCAACGCGCGCTCAGTCTCAGCGCTCACCGCTACTCCTTTCAGGTCAGGCCCGACCCTCGGGATGAGGGCCGGGCAGGTGGGTGTCAGTCGTCCAGGGCGTCCAGGATCATCCGACGGTAGGCGTCAATCGCCTTCGTCACCGCCGGGTCAGGGGTGCGCTCCGACGGGCAGTGCTCGCCGGCGTAGATCTCCTCGGGCCACTCCTCGCGGGGCACGTAGACCTCCAGGTCAGGCCAGCTAGCAGGGTCCTCCGTCGTCGAGTAGGAGCCGCCGGGGTGGCGCACCATGAACGACGCCTGCACGTCGTCGTCGATGGAGTCGAGGAAGAAGGTGATGTGAGCACCGTCCGGGGCGTCGGTGGCGAGGACAGCGCCGGGGGTGTCGTAGTACTTGGCGGGGTTCCAGTTGTAGCGGGCCATGGGGGTTCCTTTCCGGGGGTGCCCGCCCCGTGCTGGGGCGGGCGATGGGGGTTAGTTGTTGTTGCGGCGGGCGAAGGCGGCGGCCAGGTTGCCGGAGGCGACGCAGAGGCTTGCGCCCCAGATCGCCCAGGGCGCCAGCGCGGTGGTCGTTGCGGCGACGACACCAGCCAGGGCCAGGACGACGGCGACGGCCAGCGAGGCGATCACGACGCGGCGGCGGCCGGTCTCAGTCATGGTGTTCCTTCCCGAGAGGATGTACCCTGACCAGGAGGGCGGGGATTGAAGATGGTTCGGTCATTTTCAATCCCCGCCGTCTCTCACTTCCGGTGCTTGCCGTTACCGTCCGGCGGCCAGGTGAGCCGCAGTGCGATCAGCGAGACCAGCAGTCCCAGCACCGACGCTACCGTGCCGATGATGGTGAGAACCTGGTTCACGGTTCCTCCTCTCTATGTAGTTGGGGTATCGGGTTCGTTCCCGATGGCTTAAGTGTATGCCTGCATACCTAATGGGATCAAGCCCGGGGGGTGCACACAAACAGTGGGGTAGGCCACAACAAAGAGGGGGGCTGCAACAAACACCCCACCCCCTTCAAAGCAAGGGGCACCCCATCGACGAAGGGGCAGGGGTGTCAACACGGGGGGAGGGGTATCGACAATGGGGGCACCCCACAACGAAACACCCCAGCCCTGTGACTAAACCGCAACACGCCGAGGCGTGCCACCACTTGCACACCCACACTGAAACGCGCATCATACGAGCATAGGCAAAGTGTCAGAGCCCAGCCGACCCACACGGTCGCTGGGCTCCACTGCTGCCTACCCTTCTGGGGAGAAGGGAATGGGGAGAAGCGACGCGGCCCGCTCACGCACAGCAGCGTGACGCGGGCCGCGTGCGCACACGCGCGAGGAGGACCGATGGCCACCTCACGCACCGGCACCACACGCTGGCTCCACAACGCCGCAGCAGCCAAGCGCAGCGCGCGAGCCGCAGGACTAGAGCACTGTCCCATCTGCCACGTCCGCCTCACCTGGGACGCTGGCCTACTGCCATCCTCACCCGAGGCCGACCACATCGTGCCTCACAGTCGAGGCGGAAACGACTCATTAGAGAATATCCAAATCATCTGCCGACGCTGCAACCAACGCAAAGGAAACGGCAGAAAAGCAAGACCGCCGAAACGCAAACACAACCGGCCAACCAGAATCCAACAGACAACCGACACAGAAACCTGGTAGAGTAGCCGCCAGAAACACTGGGACAGGGGGGGAATACCCTCCCACCCGGCCCCCTCGCACCCCCGTGGGTATAGCGGCATCTCTCCCCACTGTTTTTTCCCAAGGGGGTGCTTATGAGTGCCGCACGTAAGCTCCGCGCCGTGAGGGATGACGAGACGGCCCCTCAGGCCCCTGTGAGCGTCCTGGACGCGACTGAGCACGGGGATAGTAGGGATGTGATGGTGACGCTTCGCCGTCGCCTCGCTGCGTCTATTGACAGCCCTGCGACCCCCGCCCGCGACCTGGCTGCCCTGTCGCGCCGCCTCCTGGAGGTGGACAAGACCATCCGGGAGATTGACCTGGCTCGCGAGGAGCGTGAGCGGCAGACGGCGACTGAGGCGACGGAGGATGAGGATGGGCTCGGGGACATCTGAGCCGCGCCTGTCTGACATCGCGAAGCACCTCATTCTGCCTGAGGGGACGGCCGCTACAGGCTGGCCGCCGGTGCGTGATCGGTGCAAGCGCTTCGGGTTGGGCTTCGACCGCTGGCAGGACGGGTTGGGGCGCGTCATCCTCGCGAAGAGGAAGGATGGGCTCTACGCGGCCGGAGTTGATGGCGTGCAGTTGTCGATCTGCCGGCAGGTGGGCAAGACCTACACCATCGGGTCGATGATCTTCGCCTTGTGCACCCTGAACGAGGACCAGTTCGTCCTCTGGACGGCGCACCGCACGAGGACGGCGGATGAGACGTTCACGTCGATGCGGGGTCTCGCCAGCAAGCCGGAGATCGCCCCCTACATCGCCAACGTCCGCGCCGCGAACGGCCAGCAGGAGATCACCTTCACCAATGGCTCCCGGATCCTCTTCGGCGCCCGCGAGGGTGGCTTCGGCCGTGGCTTCGCTGGGGTGGACATCCTGGTGTTCGATGAGGCGCAGATCCTTGGACAGAAGGCCCTGGATGACATGGTGCCTGCGGTGAACACAGCCCCGAACCCGCTGGTGATTCGTCTAGGGACGCCTCCGCGCCCGACGGACCCGAGCGAGGCGTTCGCGGGCTTCCGCAAGGCCGCTCTCCTGGGTGACCTGCATGATGGCCTGTATGTGGAGATCGGCGCGGATGATGACGCGGACCCGGAGGACCGCCGTCAGTGGCGGAAGGCGAACCCGTCGTTCCCGCACCGGACTCCGGAGTCGGCGATCCTGAGGATGAAGCGTCAGCTTGGTCCTGAGTCGTTTCGGCGTGAGGGCCTGGGTATCTGGGATCCGGAGGTCGCGTCTCAGGCGATTGGCCGTGAGGCGTGGAATGCGTTGACGGTGGATGAGCCGCCGTCCGGGTTGCGCTGGTGCGCGGCCGTGCGGTTCTCGGTGGACGGTTCCACGGTGGCGCTTGCTCGTGCTGGCCGGAAGCCTGAGCGCAAGTCCGAGGCTGTCTTCGGCCAACTGTGTACCTCTCAGGGGGTGCGGAACATGGGTGAGGGCGTTCACTGGATCTTGGACTACCTGCTAGAGCACCGGGATCGGTGGGCGCAGATCGTCGTGGACGGCAAGTCCGGTGCCGGTGACCTGGTTGATCGGCTCAGGGCCGCGGGGTTCAGTCCGAAGGTGATTTGGACGCCGACGACGGATCAGGTCATCAGCGCTCACGCGATGATGGACGCCGCGATCCGGGACCGGTCCCTGTCGCACCCGGACGACGCCGAGCTGGAGGCTGAGGCCGCCGTCATCTCCCGTCGGAAGATCGGCGCGGGCGGCGGGTTCGGCTGGACCGCCCCGGAGGGGATGACGTCGGCCGGCATGGACGCACTGACACTGGCCCACTGGGCCGCGAAGACAACGAAGAGACGGCCGCGTGAGCTGACCGGAAGGCGTGTGGGGGTGGTGATGTGATGGACTTCCAGGCTTACTACTCCCCGGTGCCGACGGACGTCGTCGGTCTGGCCGAGGATGACGCCGCCCTCATGGCCCGCCTGGTCAAGCAGTGGCAGGCCAAGCGTGCCCGGAACGCACTGCGCCGCCAGTACCGGGACATGCAGGTGAATGTCGCCTTCCTGGGCGCCTCCGTGCCCCCCTACATGCGGGACCAACTGGATATCGTGTGCGGCTGGCCGGATAAGGCGGTCACGTCGCTGGCGGCCCGGTGCATGTGGGATGGGGTGACTTCGCCGTCGGGCGAGGAGGACCCCCTGGGGGCCATGAGCCTCCTGCACGAGAACCGCTTTGACTTGCTCGTGCCCGAGCTCGTGGACGCGACCCTGACCTACTGCTGTTCGTTCGTCGTCGCCTTGCCGGGTGACCCGGCTGCGGGTGACCCGGACGTGGTTGTGACGGGTGCTGACGCCCTGTGGGCGACGGGCCTGTGGGATGTGCGCCGCAGGGGCCTGGAGGCCGGCTTGCTGGTGGACTCCGCGGACGATAACGGTAAGCCCACCTCCATGCTGCTGCTGACGGCTGAGCATGTGACTCGCCTGGCCCTGGGTGACCGGGGGTGGGTGGCCGTCGCCCGCATGGATCACTCTCTAGGGCGGGTCCCGATGGAGCCGCTTCCGTACCGGCCTGCGCTCGGCCGGCCGTTTGGGCGGTCGCGTATCAGTCGCGAGGTCATGTCGATCACGGACCGCGTGGTGCGTGCTGGCTTCCGCACGGAGGTGTCATCGGACCTGTACGCGGCCCCTGCGTTGCTGTTGCTGGGTGCGGATGAGAGCATGTTCCAGAACGCGCAGGGCGAGAAGACTCCGCTCTGGTCCTGGTACATGGGGCGACTCAAGTCCTTGCCGAAGGATGAGGATGGGGAGAAGCCCGACCTCCAGGTGATCCCACAGCAGAGCATGGACCCGTTCTTGGCGATGAAGCGCGCGCTGGCTGCGGAATTCGCTTCGGCGACGTCACTGCCGATCTCCGCGCTCGGGATCGTCCAGGACAACCCGAGTAGCGCCGAGGCGATCTACGCAGCCAAAGAGGATTTGGTTGTCGAGGCGATGAACACGACGCGCAGCATCGGCTACGGCCTGAATAGGGTCGTGCAGGACGCGATCTGTCTCCGTGACGGCATCCCCGTCTCGGAGATGGGTGATGAGGTGCGGAACCTCGCGACTCGCTGGCGCAATCCTGCGATGCCGTCCGTCGTCAGCCAGTCCGACGCCATGGTCAAGCAGATCGGCGCGATCCCGGAGCTTGCTCAGACTGACGTGGCTCTGGAGGAACTGGGGTACAGCGCTGAGCAGATCGTCAGGATTCGGTCGCAGATCAAGCGGGCGCAGGCTGGTGGGGTGCTGGATCGTCTGCTGGCTTCCACGCCCGCCCCGGCCGAGCGGGCACCACAGGAGCCCGCTGAGGCCCCGGTCGAGGTGACCAGCGGTGGCGACGCGGGCTGACCTGGAGCGGTTGGACAAAGCGCTGGACCGGGCGGCCGACATGGCGGTGAAGGACTTCGACGCCTTCGCCGCACGCCTGGACCTGGCAGCCCTTGACCCTGCCGTGGCACGCGACGCGCTCGGTGAGGTCATGGACCGGCTGCTGACCCGGTACGGGGATATCTCGGCCGCGTCTGCCGCTGACTGGTATGACGCGCTGCGTGACGTATCCGCCGCCGGCGACGGGTTCACCGCCGTCCTGGCCGATGGCCTGTCGCCCGAGCAGGTGGAGCGGACCACGAGGTGGGCCGCGCGGGGCCTCTTCGACGGGGACCCTGAGGACACTCTCGACAAGCTGCGGAACCACCTGACGCGCTCGATTGTGGCGCAGGGGAAGCGGACTGTGGAGATGAGTGCGGCCGCTGATCCTGCCCGCCCGAGGTGGGCGCGCGTGCCTGGTCCTGGTGGCTGCTGCGCCTGGTGCTCGATGCTCGCCTCCCGTGGGTTCGTCTACGCGACGAAGGCGACGGCTGGCGGCGAGGGGCATTCCTACCACCATGACTGCCACTGCGTCCCGACGCCACTGTGGAAGGGGCAGAAGCCCCGCATCGACGGCTATGACCCGAAGGGCCTGCGTGCCGTCTACGACGAGGCCAGGGCGGCCGTGAAGGCGTCCGGTGCCACTGTCGACGACAAGGCGATAGCCGCCGAGATGCGCCGCATCGCCCCTGAGTCTTTCACTGACGGGATCAAGCCCGCCGAGTGACCAAACACCTACCGAGCCCCTGCCGCGATGGTGGTGGCTTTGTCGTGCCGCGATGGCACCAATCACCGAGGGAGAACCCAATGGACAAGACCGCCAAGGCCACTGAGGCCGCGGAGCCGAACGAGCCCACCGAGACCACGGGGGAGGCGCCCGCGACGGGCGACGCCACCGATGCTCTCGGAGACGCCGGCAAGAAGGCCCTAGCCAGCGAGCGGGCAGCGAGGAAGGCCGCCGAGAAGCGCGCCGCTGACCTCGCCGCCCAGATCAAGGCCGCCGAGGACGCAGGCAAGACCGAAGCCCAGAAGCAGGCCGAGACCCTAGCAAGCCTCCAGGCCGACTTGGCCGCGATGCGGGCCGAGAAGGAGCGCGCCGAGGTCGCCGCAGCAACCGGCGTCCCCGTCGGCATCCTCGCAGGCCCCGGCGATGACCCGGCCGTGTGGGCCGAGCAGGTCAAGGCGTGGGCCGCCGAGCAGGCCAAGCCCGCCGAGGCCCCCGCCCAGCCGGTCGTCCGCCACCACGGTAACCCGCCCGGAGCGGGAGCCGCCTCCCTCGATGAGCAGATCGCTGCCGCTGAGGCGGCCGGAGACCGGACACTCACGGCCTCCCTGAAGGCCCTGAAGCTCGGCTCCCACTGATGAGCCATCACGAACGAAAGGAATGACCATGGCCGGAATCACTGGCATGGCTACCACCTACAACTGCCCGAACTACGTCGGCGAACTCTTCGCCGCGTCCCCTGAGGACACGCCGCTGCTGTCTTCGATCGGTGGCCTGACCGGCGGCGTCCCCGTCGGCGGCACCGTCTTCTCCTGGTCCGGCTACGACCTGCGTGACGCCGAGGATGGCCGCCAGCGCACTGAGGGCGCTACCGCCCCCGCCGCCGAGGGCCGCGCCCGCTTCGCTGCCTCCAACGTCGTCGAGGTCCGCCAGGAGAAGGTGTCCGTCTCCTACACCAAGCAGGGCGCGACCCGCCAGGTCACCCCGGCGTCCGGGGCGACGACTGTCACCATCGGCGACACCGTTCTGCCCGCCGACGAACTGGCCTGGCAGATCAGCACCGAACTGAAGCAGATCGCCCGCGACGTCGAGAAGACCTTCATCACCGGCAAGTACGCCAACCCGACGGACAACCAGACGCCCCGCAAGACTCGCGGCCTCATCGAGGCGATCACCACGAACGTGGCGACCACCACCCACAAGGCCGCTGAGTTGACTGAGGCTGACGTCCTCGACCTCATCGAGAAGGTGTGGACGAACGGGGGCCTCCAGGAGGGCGAGACCCGGACCATCATCGTCGACTCCAAGCTCAAGCGAGCCCTCACCCGCGTCTTCATCAAGGACGCCAAGTACCAGGAGGGCACCCGCAACGTCGGCGGTGTCAACCTCAAGACCCTGGAGACCGACTTCGGGGTCATGAACGTCATGCTCAACCGGTACGTGCCGGCGGACAAGCTGATCGTGGCTTCCCTGGAGCAGTTGGCTCCCGCCTTCCTGGAGATTCCCGGCAAAGGGCATTTCTTCGCGGAGCCGCTGGCGAAGACCGGCGCGTCGGATGACGTGCAGATCTACGGGGAGATCGGTCTCCAGTACGGCAACGAGAAGGCTCACGGTGTTCTGACCGTGGCCGCTGACTGACCGGCGTAGGGGCGCCCCGCAGTGCGTGGGGCGCCCCGCCTGTCTGAGAGGAGGGGATCGTGAGGATCACCTGTGAGCGTCACCCGAATCTGCTCATCACTCACCCTCGGGTGGAGTTTATAGACGGAGTGGCCGACGTCGACGAGGAGACCGTGAAGGCCCTGTCTCCACTCCTGGATACGTTCGGGATTGACGCCGCCGACATCGGTGGCGAGCACGCCGAGAGCAAGGAGTCCCCGAAGCGGGGCAAGAATGGCTGACGTCTTCGCGACGGTGGAGGACCTGGAGGCGCGGTGGCGTGGCCTGAGCGAGCAGGAGCGGAGGCGGGCTGCGGTGCTGCTGGAGGATGCGACGGACCTCATCAAGTCGTCTGCGCCGCGCTGGCAGCACGCATCTCTGGTGACGTTGAAGCGCATCGCCTGCGCGGTCGTGAAGCGGGCACTCCAGGCTGAGCAGGGGGCGGCTGACGGGCTACCCGAGCCCAGGGGCCTCCTGGCGTCAGAGATGCACACGACGGGCCCGTTCACCGACCAGTACGCCTACAGCAACCCGGAGGGTGACCTGTTCCTGCGGGCGGCTGAACTGAAGCAACTGGGTGGCCGCAGGTCGGCGGCGTTCGAGGTGGACCTGCTGGCTCCGGCGGTGGCCCCGTGATCGCCGTCGGCCTGGTCGCCGTGATGAGGCTCAGGGCGGGTGACGGTGGGCGCGACCAGTACGGTGAGGCTGTCCCCGGACCGGTCGTGGAGACGCCCCTGCCGCCCGCCCTGTTCAACCCTGGCGGGACGTCGGAGCCGGTCGCCGCGGGCTCTCTCCCGGTCGTGTCTCAGCCGACCCTGTACTGGCGCGGGAAGTACCCGGACGTCCGTTCCTCGGATCTCCTGCGCATCGCAGGCGTCACGTACCGCGTCGAGGGCGCCCCGGCTCGCTGGCCCAAGGGCTCCGTGGTCACGCTCCACGCCGCCACCGACCCGAAGACGACGGGGGGTGCCTGATGGGCGTCGTGAGATTCAAACTCGACCGCAAGGGCATCCAGGCGCTCGTGTCCTCCGATGAGGCCCAGGGCGTCGTCACCGAGGTCGCCGAGGAACTGCGTGCCCGCGCCGGGGATGGCTTCAAGGTCCACTCCTCCAACAAGGGGAAGCGGGCCCGCGCCTACGTGCACGCCGGTACGCGGGAGGCGGGCCTGGAGCAGGTCAAGCACCACACCCTGGAGAGGGTGCTGGGCAGCATCGGGGGAGGTGACGGCTGATGGCTGGCACCTCGAGGGACACGAAGGCCCTGGTCATGGCCGCGTTGAAGACGGCCCTGCCTGACGTGCAGGTCGTGTCCACCGTCCCCTACGCGAACGGTGACCCACCGGAGCCGCTGGTCCTGGTGCTCGCTACGGGCGGGCAGGGCCAGCACCAGCGGGTCCTCTCCACCGGTCAGGTCACCATCGACAGTTTCGCTCCCACTACGGGCCAGGCAATGCGCCTGGCCCTTCGTGCTGATAGCGCGATCAACGCGCTCGTGGCTGGCCATGACTGGCCGGTCACGAAGGTCACGGGGAACGCCCCATCTGAGTCGCCCGACCCGACTATCACGGCCGCCCGCGCGACGGCCACCTACCAGATCACCACACGGAACCAACCGTAAGGAGAACCAATGGCTACCAATGCCGACAACGTACTCGGCTTCGGGTCGGATGACGACAGTCTCTTCCTGGGCCCCTACGATGCCGCCCTCGCAACCAAGATCCAGGGCCTCACCACCGCTGTCCCCGCCACCCTGAAGGACTGTGGGTGGATTTCGGATGACGGAATCAAGCTGACCATGGACGACTCGGTGACCAAGATTAAAGGCCACCAAGGCCATGGGGTGGTTCGCACCTTCATGGACTCGTCAGAGACGGGTCTCGAGGCTGCCCTGCTCGAGTCGCAGTTGGATATCGTGACCCGCTTCCTGAACGCGAAGGCGGAGAAGATTCAGGAGCAGATCGGTGCAGGCCCGGCGAAGACCGATGTCGCGAAACTGACGGCGAAGGCGCAGCGCACGGTCACCGTCCTGTCCGGCGTCCTCGACGTCTTCGACACCGCCTCCACCGGGGATGCCCGCACCCGTATGCGGATTGTCTTCCCCCGCCTCGAACTCGGTGAGCGCGGCGAGGTGGCCTTCAAGGTCGGTGAACTGACGGCCTGGTCCTACAAGCTCTCGGTCCTGGGCGACTACGTGATCTACAGCAACGCGAAGTCGCTGATCCCGGCCTGATAGGCCGCATATTCTCCCTGCCCCGGCGCGGATGGTCGGTCCCTGCGCCGGGGTGGGGTCACCACATCTGGGACCGCCAACCACCGAAAGGGACCGACAGATGACTAGCAAGAAGACGAGCAAGACGGCCGAGCGCGCGAAGGAGATCGGTGCCGCAACGCCGAAGGACTTCCAGGAGGCCGAGGCCAATGGGGGAGGCGTCGTTGAGGTGACCGTTGATGGACTCACCGTCACCGTTGACCCGACCGTCTTCCAGTCCGACTGGGAAGTGATCGAGGCGCTGGCCGCCATGGAGGACGGTAGCGCCTCCCCGGCCGCGATGATGCGCGTGACCCGCGCCGTCCTGGGCGACGCCTACGACGACGTGAAGGCCCACGTCCGCAAGGACGGCAAGGTCAGCGCCGACGCCATGGGCGAGTTCCTGACGAAGGTCTTCGAGGTCCTGAACGCGGGAAACTGATCGCCCTCCCCGCGCTCCTCAGGGAGCACGGGGAGGAGATCGAAGCCGACCTACTCCGGGTCTATGGGGTGGACCTCCTGGACCTCTACCGGGGCCGGCTGACACCGCGCAGGCTGCTGGTCCTCATCCGCGGCCTACCCCCGGGGAGCGCCCTGGGGCGGGCTATGGGTGGGGACGTCGCCCTCTCCGACGAGGTTACGGCCACGCGCATGGCCGCCTGGCAGATCTGCTGCTACATCGCCTCCGCCGTCGGAGCCAAGCAGTCCGACCTGCCGAAGCCCCCGAAGCCGCCCGAACCCGGCTGGCAGGCGAAGGCCCGCGAGGCGCAGGAGCGGCAGGACGCCAAGGCCCGCCGCTGGCTCGCCAGGCACCCAGAACTGGCCACCCAAGCCAGCACATAACCAACGCAGGGGAGGCCCCACAGCACGCCGCCGTGGGGCCTCCCAGCATATAGAGGAGGGCCTGAATGGCTGGCAGCAAGCCCACGGGACACACCATCGGCACAGCCTGGATCCAGGTGGCCCTCTCCACCAAGGCGATCTCCCAGCAACTCAAGGAGGCCCTGGGAGACGTTGACACTCGGCCGGCTGAGCGCAGCATCGTCTCCGGCCTGGGGGGCGCGTTCCGCAAGGTCGGGAAGATCGCCGCCGGGGCGCTCGCCGTCACATCCGCCGTCGGGCTCGCGACGGGCTTCGCCGACATCGCCACCCAGGCGATCACCGCCTCCGACGCCACCAACAAGTTCAAGAACACACTGAACTTCGCGGGCAAGTCCGCGGCCGACGTTGACCGGCTCACGAAGTCGACGAAGGAATACGCCGACAAGACCGTCTACGGCCTGAGCGACATCCAGTCGATCACCGCCCAACTGGCGTCCAACAACGTCCAGGGCTACGACAAGTTGGCTGAGGCGGCCGGTAACCTGAACGCCGTCGCCGGTGGGAACGCCGAGACATTCAAGTCCGTCGGCATGGTGCTCACCCAGACCGCCGGTCAGGGGAAACTCACCACCGAGAACTTCAACCAGCTCGCCGACGCTGTTCCCGGCGCGTCAGGGAAACTCCAGCAGGCCCTCCTCGAGGCCGGTGCCTACACCGGCAACTTCCGTGAGGCGATGGAGAAGGGCGAGATCACCGCCGAGGAATTCAACGCGGCGGTGATGGACCTTGGCATGACGGATGTCGCCAAGGAGGCGGCGACGTCAACCCAGACGATTGAGGGCGCCTGGGGCAACCTCGAGGCCACCCTCGTGTCCGGCGCGATGGGGATTGTCGACCAGGTCAAGCCCGCCCTGACCGACTTCATGGGGAACGTCGCGTCGGGGGCCGAGGGTGCCTTCGACTGGATCCAGAACAACCTCATCCCCGGGATCCAGGGTGTCTGGGACATCCTCTCCAAGGGCCAGTTCGACGGCTCTTCCAAGGTCTTTGGCCTCGAAGAGGACTCCGGGATTGTCGACTTCCTCTTCAAGATCGGGGAGTCCGCACGGGCCGCCGGGGACTGGATCACCGGGACCCTGATCCCCGGGATCCAGGGTGTCGCCAGCATCCTGTTCTCCGGCGACTACCAGGGCCCCGATTCGCTCTTCGGACTCGAAGAGGACTCCGCCCTGGTGGACTTCCTCTTCAACGTCCGTGACGCCGCTATCGAGGCCGGCACGTGGATCAATGACACGCTGATCCCGTCGGTGCAGGGCCTCGTGGAGATCATCTTCACGGGGGAGACGGACAAGCCACTGTTCGGGCTCGACCCGAACTCGCCGCTGACCGGGTTCCTCGAGGGCCTGCGCGACGCCATCGTCAAGGTGGGCGACGCCCTCCTATCGGCGACGTCCTGGGGTATCGAGCACAAGGGGATGCTCTCCACCCTGGCCGTCACCGTCGGCACCGCCGCCACCGCGTTCTACGGCCTCCACAAGGCCACGCAGACGATGGGGGCAATCAAGGAGGCTGGCAGCATCCTGAAATGGGTGACCAACCTCAAGGCCATGGAGGGGGCCGTGAATGCCGCGAAGGGCGCTCAGGCGGCCTTCAACGTGGTCATGAACGCTAACCCGATCTTCCTGATCGTCACCGCTATTGCCGCCCTCGTGGCGGGCCTGGCCTGGTTCTTCACTCAGACGGAGACGGGCAAGAAGGCGTGGGCGGCGATCACTGAGGAGTTCCGCAAGTTCCTGGACTGGATCGCCCCCTACTGGGATGCGACGTTGAATGCGCTCAGCTCGGTCTGGAACACGGTGTGGGGCGCCGTCAGTGGGTTTTTCTCGTCCTATGTCGTCCCGGTCATTTCAGGCGCTGTGAGCGTCCTGGGGAGTATCTGGAACGGGCTCGTGAGCATCGTGTCCGGCGTCTGGTCTGGGATCCAGTCCGCGGTGCAGACGGTTGCGGATTGGTTTACCGCATACGTCGTCCCGGTCTTTGAGGCCGTGTGGACTGGGATCAAGGTTGGGATCTGGGCGCTGTCTATCCCGTTCGTCATCGTCTGGACCCTGATTCAGGTCGCTGTGCAGGCGGTCGTGGACTGGTTCATGGCCTATGTGGCCCCGACGCTCTCCACGGTCTGGAATTGGGTCGTCACCGGCGCCCAGTACTTGTGGGTTGGGATTCAGGCCGTCTGGAACGGCATCATGGCGGCCGTCGGCACGGCTGTGGACTGGTTCAACGCCTACGTGGCCCCCGTACTGGCCGCGGTGTGGGATGGAATCAAGATCGGGGCCCAGTTCCTGTGGAATGGCATCGTCACCATTTAGAATGGGATCAAGGCCGCGGTGCAGGTGGTGGCGGATTTCTTCACCGCCTACGTCATGCCGGTCATTTCCGCAGTGTGGACCGGAATCCAGATGGGCGCCCAATTCCTCTGGAATGGCATCGTCACAATCTGGAACGGCATCAAGGCGACCGTGCTCACGGTCGTCGGCTGGTTCCAGACCTACGTGCAGCCCGTCATCTCCACGGTATGGAACGGCATCAAGTCCGGTGCCGACCTCCTGTGGGGCGGTTTGAAGACCATCTGGGACGGCATCAAGAGCGTCATCAACACGGTCGTGTCCTGGTTCCAGAACACGGTCAAGCCGATCTTCGACACCGTGACCTCGAACATCAAGAAGGCGTTCGAGAACATGAAGTCCGGTATTCAGACCGTATGGGATGGGGTTAAGTCGGTCGCCGCGAAGCCGATCAACTTCATCATCAACACCGTCTACCGAGACGGCATTAAGAAGACCGCCGACAGTATCGCCGAGAAACTGGGCCTCTCTATGAGGCTCCCGTCAGTGTCCGGCATCCCTGGATACGCCAGTGGTGGTGTCCTGCCCGGATACTCGCCGGGGAAGGACATCTATCATTTCTTCTCGCCTGACGGCGGCGGGGCACTGGCCCTGTCCGGCGGCGAGGCGATCATGCGGCCCGAGTGGGTGAAGGCCGTCGGCGGACCCGCGGCCGTGCACCGGATGAACGCGGCCGCCCGTGGCTCGAGCGGGGCCCACATCCCCGGCGGAGATACGGGCACCAAGTTCGCGGCCTTCGCCGACGGCGGTATCTGGGGCAAGATCAAGGGGGCCGCCAGCAGCGGCTGGAACGCGGCCACGAGCTGGCTGTCCAGCGCGGCGGATGCGGTCGCGTCGATCATCTCCGACCCGCTCGGTGCGGTGGAGAACCTGATCCGTCTCCCGATGAAGGCGGCCATGGCTGGCCTGCCCGGGACGGCGTTCTTCCACGACATGGCTGGGGCCTTGCCGGGGAAGTGGGTTGATGGTTTCGGGGAGTGGCTCAAGGGCAAGACCGCCACGATGGCCGCCAGCGACATCGTGAATGCCGCGAGGAAGGCGATCGGCGCTACCTACGTGTGGGGTGGATCGAGCATTCCGCCCGGCGTCGACTGCTCGGGTCTCGTGTACTGGGCGGCCCACCAGATGGGCTCCCAGATTCCGCGCCTGACGGCGGCCGGCTACCAGGCGGGCAGCACGCCCGGCGGGTCCTACAACACGCCCGGCACGCTCCTGTTCTGGGGGGCGCCAGCACACCACATCGCCATCGCCTCCGGTAACGGAATGATGGTCGAGGCCCCCACGTTCGGGATCCCGGTCCGCGAGACCCCCATCTACGGGTCGCCGTCGACCGGCCTCTACAAGTTCGACAGTGGCGGCCTACTGCAGCCGGGCCTGACGACGGTCCTCAACGCCACCGGCAAGCCCGAGCCGGTCTTCACCGGGGGCCAGTGGTCGAAGATCGACGACCTCCTCGGCAAGGGCGGCAACACACCGAGCGTGCTCGAGGTGCGCGACGTCGACGGCGAACTCATTGGCCGGATGCGCGTCGAGGCTGAGCGGGTCGCCGTCGAGGCCTCACGCAACGACTGAGAGGAGCCAGGATGGCACTCAAGGGGTGGATCGGCACGACGTCCGGGCTCCCATCCCTCCTCGTGGACGGGCCGGTCACGGTGACCGCTGGTGACCGTGTGCTGGCCCGCCTAGGGGAGGGGCAGCACCTCGTGGCGGACGGCCTGGCCGCGCCCGGCGTCGAGACCACCTACAGGGCGGGCGAGGATGAGGTGACCCTCACCCGCCGTGCGGGGGACTGGTTCGGCGTCTACGTGGCCGGCCGGGATGGGCGCTCCGCACCCGGCCTCATCTACGTGTCCAATGAGGATCCCGTGGAGTGGTCGGCGAAGGTGGAGCGCGTCGCCGGGGTGACCCGGTGGGCGCTCCGGGATGAGCCCGAGACGGGGAGCGGTGTCATCGCCTGCGACCCTGCCGCCGAGGCGTACGTCTGGTGGGTGCTCCAGTCGCATCACCCGGTCATGCTGATCCCGTCCGCGCCGACGGCGGGGGTGCCGCCGAGGACGGTCATCGTCACCGGCGTCTCCCGGAAGCGCCTCCACGATGACCTGATCGAGCTGACGGTGAAGTGGACAGCATATGAGCCCCGGTCGGAGGATGCCCCCCTGGGGGCTGTCCCGGTGACCACGTGGGGTGAGTGGGAGGACTATGGGGAGGCGCACCCGGACACTCCGGGCTGGCAGGCATGGTCCGCCCTGGAGGTCGCCCGGCGCGTGCAGGGGATGCCATGAGACCGGGGCCGTCTACGAGGGCACTGGCCGGCCCCGTCGCCGTCGGAGCCAGGATCGACGTCCACCTGGGGCGCACTGTGGTCGCCCTGGACGTCCCGTGTGAGGACGTGCAGATCGACTGGTCCAGTGACCGCGTGGTGCCGGGGAAGCTCACCTACGCCTGCCCGTCGTCGTGGGTGCCCGAGTCGCCCGCGTCGGCGCTCAGCAACTTCGGCCAGCGCAGCCACGTCGTCGCCATCCTCGAGACCCGGGACGGCCGGGATGAGGTTGACCTGGGGTGGTGGCAGCACCAGTCCTGGGAGGAGGAGTCCTCCGGGAAGGTGAAGGTGGAGTGCCTGGACCTGCTGCAACTCCTGGAGCAGGATCCGATGGCTTGGCCGTCGTCTCCGCCTAGTGGGGCGACGGTCCTGTCTGAGGCTCAGCGCCTGGCTGGGTCGCTCCCGGTGGTGCTGGATCCGGGGACGCCGAATCCGCTGGTGCCCGTGTCGACCCAGTGGGGGCATTCCAGGACTGAGGCGATCCGGGACCTGTGTCGCCCGAGGGGGATCAACTGGGCGGTGAAGGCGGACGGGTGCCTGCACCTGTGGGCGCAGTCCTCTGGCTCGGAGCCGGTGGCCCGGTACACGGGCAGGGACATGCTCATCGAGGCGCCCCGCAAGAGCGTGGACCGCCGCCCGAACCGGTGGGTGTCCGTCGGCTCCCCCCAGCAGGAGGACGACAAGAAGCCCGCCGTCCGCTGGACCGGTACCGCGTTGAACACGTCCTGGCCGTATGAGCCGTCCGTGTACGGGTGGGTCACGGACCGGCGCGAGTTCAACGCCGCGTCCTCTGCCGCGGCCGTCCGACAGGCCGCGAACACGAACATGCTCACGGCGCTGTCGGCCGCCTCGAAGCGGTCGCTCGAGATCGTCCCGGACCCGCGGCTCGAGGTCGGCGACGTGATCGCCGTACACACGGACGCGGACGAGATCATCGTGGGCAAGATCGTCGCCTACAGCCTGCCGGTGGATAAACCGGGCGGGCTGATGCGTGTAGACGTGGAGGAGTTGGCATGGTGAACCCGAACCTGTGGATCGACCGCAAGCCGTCCCCAGCCACGGCGGTCGCCAGCCAGCAGGCGTCCTACGGCTCCGGTAGTCAGGCGGGTACGTGGACTACGGGTCGGGTCCTGGAAGTCCTGGACGGTGGACTGGTCCGCGTGGAACTGCCGGCTGACGACCCGGCCAGCGAGGTCGTCGCCCCGGCTGACGGCGGCGTGACCGCGGTCGGCGCGGAGTGCACGTGCCTCCAGGCGGGGGACGGCAGGGTCTATCAGGTGGTGAGCCCTGCCTCGCTCCCCGAGGGTGGCCAGGCGCGCGCTACGGGCGCGACGGGGAAGATCGCCCTTGAGGCGGCCGGCACGAAGGCGGAGCTTGATGCCGCCAAGGCTGAGATCGACGCCGCCCAGAGGCGCCTGTCCGAGGAGGTCAAGGCCGCGAAGGACGCCGCGACCACCTCCGGCGAGGCGGCCGCGAACGCCCTGAAGCGAGCGATCGGTCGCGTGACCGTCGCCGCTACCGCCCCCGCGGATCCCGTCGATGGGGACCTGTGGGTAGTGACCGGCGCGGACAAGCAGGCGACCGGCGTCAAGGTGTGGTCTGCCGCCGCCAAGGGCTGGCAGGACTATATGCTGGTGGCCGGGAAGGTCCTCGTCCCCGGCTCGGTGGGCGCGATCCAGCTCGCTGACGGCGCTGTCACCGCTCCGAAGATCACCGCCAGCGACGAACTGTGGGCCAAGGTCGGAACCTTCGCCAAGGTGACCACGCAGATGCTCCAGGCCGGGCAGGCGAAGATCACGGGCGAACTCCTGGCCGACACGATCCGCCTGTCTACGCGGATCGTCGCCGGTGACCCGTCCGGGGACGCGGCGATCATGGACTCTACTGGCCTGCACGTGGTGAAGGCGGTCGGCGGGCAGCCGAGCGAGGTTGTCACCCTTGGGACGGCTGGCCGCGACTTCCTGTCGATCACCGGCACGGACGGGCTCGCGAAGGCGACCATCACCGGTGACGGTGAGGTCACTACTCAGTCCCTGTCCGTGGCCGACCGGATCACCTGGCGTGGCACGGACCTGGCGGACACGCTGGCTGCCCTGCCTCGGGGCGTGATCGCCCACGGGTCGGCCTGGCCGTGGGGGAATGACAACCGGCACCTGGTGCAGCACGTGGATAGCCTCTTCGAGCTTGTCGTCGACGTCGACGCCGGGCGGCAGTATCAGGCGGAGATGGTGACCCCCTGGTTCTCGAGCAAGGCCAACGCGATGCTGGAGGTCTGGCTCCGCTATGCGCCGGTCGACGGCGGGAGCCAGGTCGAGCACCGGTACCGGCTGGTATCGGAGAACCTGCGCCAGATTCAGACGGGGCGGGCGACTTTCCAACTGTGGACGCCGCCGACGTCGGGCACGTACCGGCTCCTATTCCTGGCCGCCTCCGCATATGGGGACGCGGCCGTGACGCTGACGGTGGAGGACAAGAGCCTCCCGCGCCCCTATGCGCTCCTGCGCGATCTCGGGGCGGCCGTCGAGCCGACCTTGCAGATCAACAAGTCAGTCTCCCTGGGCAAGACCGTCCCGCAGGCACAACCCACGCCGAAGCGGAACCGCCGCTCAGTTTACCCAGCGACCTGGTGGAAGGCGTACTCGAATGGGGTCCAGGATAACGCTTGGACTGATTCTCTGCCACAGGGTATTTATGGTGGGCGCACCTATAACTCGCTTGTCGGATTCCGGGACATGACTGGCGATCTTCGTGGCGCGACGATCACCAACATGCAATTGTACTGCTACGCCCGACACTGGTATGGGCAGACCGGTACGGCCACTATTGGCGTGCACGGATGGTGGCAGGGTATTCCCGGCGCGTTCTCGTCTAACGGCCAGTGGGGCGAGTTCAGTGGATGGGGCCGAGGCGAAGGCCGGTGGGTGAACATCCCCAAGTACTTGTGGCCCGCATTCCAGAATGGCACGCATCGCGGCATCTCATTCCAGACGGGCGCGAACTCGTCATACGGCTATTTTGACAAGAACGTGCAAATCGCCGTCGACTACATCAAGTGAAAGGGCGAATGAATGCCGACTACTCATTGGAAGGGCGTCCCGGTCCCGGAGGCCGGGGATGATCTCCTGTCCGCCTGGCCCGCAGCCCTGGACGCTGCGGGGATCGTCTTCCCCGCCCAGTCCGTCGCGGCGGGCCGGGAAATCCTGTCCAGGGCCGAGGCCGCCGGGCACGCACCCACGTCCGCGCACCCCGCCTACCTCGACGTCGGAGGAATCCTCTACCGCTCCGACGGCACCAAGAATGGGGCCGTCTGGGTCCTGGCCCCAATCAACGAGGTCCAGGCCGTCGAATCCCGGGTGCAACTCACCAACACGCTGGCGCTCAAGGACCGGGAATACTCGGGCGCCACCCAAGTCGATATCGGGGTCCGCCCCTATGACCGACTCGTCCAGGTCGCATTCACCGTATGGGGGCGCGTCGCAGCCGGCGACATAGACGCCACCGTCCTACTCATGGACCGCCAATTCCGGGCACGATTCCCCAACGACTCAACGGGCGCCACCGTCACCGTTACCGGAATGGCCGTCGTCCCAGCCGGAAGAGACCCCAAAATCCGCGCCGGATTCACCGGAGCATACGGCAAGGGAGGAACATTCTCCGTCACCGGAGACTCCTCCTATTCCTCTATCACAGCAACCGCAACACCAAGGAGCATGGCCTAATGGCAGCAGGATACATGGACACCTCAGAGCGCGGACTCCGCGCAATGACCGACACCGACTTCGACGCCCTCATGGAGCGATGCTCGAGCGAATTCAGTCGCCGCTCACTCCTGCGCGACTGCAAGGCCGACGTGGACAAGCTGATCGACGCCTACCAGCGTTCCGTCTCCGGTGAGGCGAAGGACATCAAGGGCCTCCAGCGTGACGCGATGATCGGCCCCGGCGAGTTGCTCATGGTCACCGGCAAGACCTACCGGAACATCTCCCGCGCCTGGCTGAGCCCCTTCAAGGCCGGGCCCGTGAACTTCGCCGCCGGCTGGGAGGAGCAGCAGGGAGGTGTCCTGTGAGCGTCGGAACGGTCACTGCGCAGATCGCGCGGGAAATCTGTGACAACCAGCCGGTGGGCTACAGCCAGGGGGAGGACCGACGCAGTTGGTACGCCGCCGCTGACGCCTACGGGCGGGTCTCCAGTCCGCAGAGCGCGGATTGTTCGAGTCTGGCCGCCGGGTCGATCTCCTACGGCCTCCACCACACGTACGGCGTCCCATGGGGCCACCAGGCGCTCCTCGAGCCGAACGATTTCTGGACCGGGAACCTCCGGGCCGGTATGGAGGCCCGGGGCTTCGAGGAGGTCAACTGGCCAGACGAGAACCTGACGCCGGACGGCGGCTTTCAAGTCGGCGACATCGTCCTGTCCGCCGGGAACGAGGGCGGCGTCGGTCACGTGATCGTGATCGTCGAGAACGGCTACGACCCGCTAGAGTCCGAGGCCTGGATCGCCGAGACCGGCGACATATACGGCGAGCGCGGCGACCAGACCGGTCAGGAGACCCGGACCGCCCGGTACAGCACCCACCCGCACACGCTGCGCGGCGCCTGGACCTCCTGTCATCGGTTCAACGAGGCGAAGTTCTTCCAGCAGTGGCCCGAGTTCGCGAAGTCCAAGCCCGCGGGCTCCCCGACTCCGGCGATCACGAGCTCGGAGCCCAAGCACGCCCACGGGATCGACGTGTCGTCCCACCAGGGCGGCCTGAACCTGCGGGCGATCTGGGCCGACTTCGTGATCGTGAAGATCACGGAGGGGACCGGCTACGAGAACCCGTTCTGGCGGCAGCAGGCGGAGGCGACTCTGGCCGCCGGGAAGCGGCTCGGCTTCTACCACTTCGCGAACGACGAGGACGCGGCCGCTCAGGCCCGTTACTTCCTGGACCGGGCGAAGTCGTACGTCGGACGTGCCACGTTTTGGTTGGACTGGGAGGCCGACGCCGTCGGGCTCGGTCCTGGCCCCGCGCTGGCGTTCCTGAACCAGGTCGCTGCAGAGACCGGCTCCACGCCGGGCTTCTACACCTACCAGAACGTGCTGAACTCCTACGACTGGTCGGCGGTCGCCGCTCGCTACCCGCTGTGGGTGGCTGGTGGTCCCGAGTACAGCGACTACGGCCGCGCCTACTCAGACCCGTCTGTCCCGTCCGTCCCCTACTGGGGAGCCAACGCCCTGATTCACCAGTACACGGAAGACGGCAGACTGCCCGGTTACTCCGGCACGCTGGACCTGAACCGGCTGCGTGATCGGTCTGCGTGGGACGCCATGCGGGGCGGGGGATCGACGGGCTTCCGCTCGGCTCCCGCTGCAGCCGCCCCGTCGGTCAGCCCGTACACGGGTAAGAAGAACAAGTCCGACGGCCAGGCCGAGCTCGTGTGTAACGGGAACTTCGGCATGGCGACGATCGGGCGCCTGCAGCAGGTCATGGGGACCACGATTGACGGCGTCCTGGACGAGGACGGCTCCCCTGCGATCGAGCGGCTCCAGCGGTTCCTGAACTCCGCGGTCCCGACCGACACGCAGGAGGCGCTGAACGACTCCCCGCGCCTGGACGAGGACGGCGTCCTCGGACCGGACACGTGGAGGACGCTCCAGTACCTGATCATCGCCTGGCACCGCGAGTACCTGCCGGCCGGTTGGGACTTCGCGGACTGGGTTGACGGGGAGCCGGGCCCCGCCACGATTGGGGCGCTGCAGCGCGCCCTGAACAACTCCCGCACAAACTCCGGTCGCCTATGGTGACCGGCAACAGAAAGGAAAACGGATGAAGTCACTGGTTTCGGACCCCTTCGTCACCACTGTCGTCCTGGGCGTCCTGTGGCCCCTGGTGCAGGCCGCCCTGGACCGCCCCTGGTGGACTCCCGCCCGCCGTGTGGCTCTCGTGATCGGGGCCGCCGTGGTCCTGACCGCGGGCGCGTGGGCCCTGTCCGCCTACCCGCTGCAGGTCGAGGTACTGGCCGCCCAGGTCGCGAAGTTCCTGGGCTTCGCGTGGGTCGCCTATCAGTTCCTGTCCCGTGTCCGGATTGGGGGCGTCTCGCTCCTGAACTGGGCGGGGATCGTCACCCCCGGGGGTGAGACCCGGGAGACCTACCAGCCGCGCCACGAGGCCGACTGACGTGGAGCTCCTGCAGGCTATGCCTGTTCACGCCCAGCCGCCCCTCGTGGAGGTCTTCACCTCCCGCGAGGTGGTGGCTGGGCTGGTGGCCCTGGTCGTGGGTCTGCTGTCGCTCGGGAACCTGGTCCTACGCTGGACCCGGTCTTGGATCCAGGCCCGGATCGACGCCCTCCATGATCAGGTCGTCCGCGTGGGGGATCGGGCTGAGGGGGCGAAGGAGGCGGCCACCCGGGCGGTGGAGGCCACGACGAACTCCCACGGGACCCACATACGGGACGACATGGACGAGATCCGGGAGGACGTGCGCGCGATCCAGCGGACTCTGACCACGGTCCTGGACCGCATGGACGTGGCTGAGTCGAACCGGATCGAGGAGCGCAGCGAGCGCGAGCGCCGGGACCAGCGCGCGGAGGACCAGATCGACGGCCTACGTGACGACATACGGGCGATCACGGCGAACTCGGACCGGACTCACGCCCGTCTTGATGAGCGGATCGCGGCGCTTGAATCGCACCGGCTGACGCAAGCGGCTGGTTGATACGGAAAGACCCCGGGGGAGAACCCCGGGGTCGAACCGTCTCAGTCCAGTTCGTTCAGTCCCTCCCAGATCGCGAGCGCGCCCTGCGCGGGGGCGACGCCGTTGCCCAGCAGGCGCCGCTGCGCGGCGGTACTTAACCCGAGTCCGGTTATGTAGCCGGTCGGGAGTCCCATGAGGTGCTCCATGACCATGAGCGTGCCCTCGCCGCAGAGCTGGTACAGGCTCCGCCCGTGGCCGTTCCCGTTGCTGTGTCGCTCCCGCATGGTCTCGGTCCACGTGCTCCACTCCTGCGCGGTCCGCCCCCAGCCCATGTCGACCACGGTCGGAGTCGGCCATGTCGGCTCCACGGGCTCGGGACTGACGGGCTTGCAGTAGCCTAGGAAGTGGACACTGGGGCGCTTAGCGACGACGAAGACTCGCTCGCGCTTGTGTGGGAGCCCGGCGTCGCACGCGCGCCTGACCACCCATGCGGTTTCGAAACCGGCGTCGTGGAACTGGGCGTCGACGACGTCCCGGTAACGCAGGAGCCTCGGGACGTTCTCCACGACCACCAGGTCGGGGTACGTGGCGCGGACCACGGCCATGCACGTGTGGAACAGGCCGCTGCGCTCTCCGTCCAGCCCGGCTTGGTTCCCGGCGACGGACAGGTCCTGGCACGGGAAGCCGAACGTGACGATCGGGGCCTTGAGGTTCAGCAGCTCCGGGTCTCGCACGTCTTTGAACACGTCCACCCGCGGGTTGTGGGCCTGCAGGACCTGCTGGGCGGGGCCGTAGTTTTCGCAGTAGGCGCCCACGTAGGAGGTCGGCAGGACGCGCTGCAGAGCGAGCTCGAGACCGCCATAGCCGCTACACAGGGACAGGACCGCGTGCCCGCCGGTTGCTAGCCAGTTCATCAGCCCAGCGCCTTCGCGGCTCGGTAGAGCAGGTCCCACGTGTTGGGGGCGTGAGCGATCGCGGCCGCGTACCGGTCCTGCCACCGCGGCAGCTGGTGGGGGTGCCACGACGTGGAGACCGACGGGTCCGCGGCGGTGGGGACGGCGAACCAGGGGCGCAGGACGGTCTCTTCCATGTAGTCGTCGGACCCGCGGTCCTGGGCGGATTGGGGTGCGCGCTCTATGACGGCGGCGGTGAATCCGCCCAGGTCTAACCAGGTCTTGGGCTCCCCGTTGGTCCTGGTGGCGAGCGCGCGACCTGCGTGTGAGTGGGGCTCCCCGCTGGGGAGAATCGTGTCCTCGGGCAGGATGGCGGGCTTGGGATCCAGGTCCGCGTTAACCACCCGGTAACGCCCGGGGGAGTCGGTAGAGGCGAGTCTGTAGACGGTCATCGTGTCTCCTGTTTGAGTCGCAGTCGCCGGTTCATGGCGGCTTTGGTGGTTCGGTCTCTCTCAGCCAGTCGGACCTGGGCCGACAGGTAGGCGTTCTCCACGTGGTGAACGCGGAACGGGCTGCAGCCCACCACGACGTAGGCCAGTTGATCGGCGAGCTCCACGAGGTCCTCCCCGGCCAGGAGCTTCTGCTGGGCCAGCGGCGTGTCTGGCATGCAGGCCCACGTGTACAGGAAGTGACCGGGGTGGTCGTCGTCTGGCGTGAGCTTCCGCCGGATCCCGAAAGTCATTCGTTTTGCCATATACAAAGTTTATCACGCGGAGACTGCCGTGAACAATCCCCGCGTGATAAACTGAACAGCCGGTCAGCCGCGCGCCCGGTCTAAGACCGCCTGCGAGTAACGAGCCGGCAGGCAGAAGTAACGCATGCGCCTGGTCGACCCCTGGATCACGTGGAACTGGTCCGACGCCCCCAGCGCCAGCGCCTGTTGCTCCAGTGCCGAGGAGGTCTCCGTGCGCTCCGAGACCCCGCGCCCCGCCTCCCGGCGCCATGCGTCAGCCAGCAGCGACGTCGACACCCACACACGCGTGCCCCCCGATCCGTCCAGGCCCTCAGGACCGAACTCCTGGACGAAGACCGGGGTGTCGACACCCGAGAACCGCCCCATAGACTCCGACGCCCCAGGAGCGGTCGGGAAGCCCCAAGCCCGTAGCGCCCACGGCACGAGTTTCAGAGTCAGCGAGTTGTCCCGGTCCAGGTGGTCCGCCAGCTGCGCCTTCACCCACGCGTCCACCCGCCGGGCGTGCTCGCCCGTGCCCTCCCACGGGGTCGGGTCCACGGCCACCAACTCATCCAGCAGGCGCGCCCCCGCCCGGATCACCGCCATGCGGTCCCCGAACCGACCACGCAGGTCCCGACGCATCTCCCGCAGGCAGTCCACGATCACGCCCCGGTGAGTCAGAGCCACCTGCAGCAGGTGGCCGGACAGGACCGCCAGACCGCCCTGCGCCCTCGGGTACTTGCCCATGAGGTCGACGACGTCGTCCCACTGCGGGTAGTCGCCGTGTAGCGACCGGCGCCCCTTCGGGCTCTTCACGTCCAACACGTAGGAGCGGTCCGCGAGTGCTTTCTGCGACCTCAGCCCCAGCGACTCGCCCGAGATCAGGACCGGGGCGACGACTTTCACCGCCGTCACGCTCGTGTTGTCCGCGCCCATCTTCGCCACGACGCCCGAGGTCGTGGAGGCACGCAGCAGCTCCCCATAGGCGTCCAGGTCGTCCATGTCGTCGACCCACACGATCCCGCTCGAGTTGGCGCTCATGGAGTCACGCAGGACCGCCCGCGTGGGGGCGGTCTGTCCGCGCACGTTCCCGTTCAGCTGGACCATGAGATCGAAGAACCCCGTGGTCTTACCCGACTCGGCGGTGGCCTCCAGCCCCATGAACGGGAACAGGCTGGCCTCCGACTGGATCTGGGGGCGCAGGAAGCAAGCGGCCCACCAGGCGCCGAACACGGAGGCCGTCTCCGGCTCCTGGAAGGTCAGGACCTCGCGCAGGACCCGCCGGGCCTCCTCCAGGTCGGCGCTGCGCCCGTACCGGTGCGTGAACAGGTTGCGCGCGCCCAGCGAGGGGGCCAGCGAGACGCCCGAGTCACGCAGGTCCTCCACAGTCGCCCCCGTCATGACGCAGTCCGGGGTGACGAACCCGCCGAGCTGGTCGTCCCAGCCCAGGTGGTTCACGACGCGCGTCTCGCGTGGGGCCTGTGCGTCCAGGTAGCGCAGCAGCCGCTCCCCCAGAGCCATGGGCGGGTACGCGTTGGGTGGGGCGACGGCGCTGGCCCCGAACCCGGTCAGCCACTTGCGCGTGGCCCGGTCGTCCCCGAACTGGGTAGCCGGGATCACGGTGGTTACGGACCGGCCGTCGCGCAGGACCTCCACGTGCATGGATCGCACGCCCGCGTCGTCCGTGGAGACTCCCAGCGCGCGCAGGTCGAAGTTTCCGTAGTCGGCCTGTTCGAGCACGTTCCCGGTTGGTGTGTTCACACGGACCTGGCACGTGAGGTGGACGCCGTCCCCGGCGAGCCAGCCCGTGTCGGCGCTGACTCCCTCGGCGGGCGCGTGGTTCGTCTGGTCCGTGTTCCATACGGACTCGGCGGTCCGTTCGACCTCACGGGCGGGCAGCGGATCCGGCAGGTTCGCGGCGATCGACCGGACCAGCGCGAAGTAACCGGGCTCGTCATGCCGGTGGACGCGGGCCAGGTGGCCGCACAGGCGGGTGAGCCAGTCGTTACGGCCGCCCTCAGCCGGCATGGAGCCGAGCAGCTCGTGTAGGCGCCTGGGGGCGGAGTCGGCGACCTGTTGGCTGTTGTCGACGGCCAGGCGCAGACCGGCCCGCCCGCGGGGGCGTGTACGCGGGTCCGTGCCGGGGACGGGCGCCCCGGCGGCGGTCCACAGCGCGACGACGCCGTCGTCAGTCAGTTCGGCCTCGGGCACGTCCGCGTCGGCGACCCGGTAGGGCAACCCGGTAGCCTCATGTGGCGTGGGGGGTAGCACCACGTATGACCCTCCCCCGGCGCGTATGTCGACGCCGGGCCCGAGCACGTTCGTGCCCGATCGGATCCGCTCGCTAAGTCCGCCGTCGACCGCCCGGTAGATCAGGTGCTTGTTCCCGTTACCGCGGCCGCTCAGGTGCTCGCGCGTGGGCGGGTACGGCAAGTCGGTGGGGGCGCCGTGCTGGACGTCCAGGTCGATCACGACCCGTCCGACGGTGGCGCCGCCGATCCCGGCGCTCGGGTTGTTTCCCCACCAGCGGCGGATCCGCTCGGGGTCGACGGTCCCGTCCCATGCGCCGTGGCCGTCTTTCCCGCACGTGCCGTGGCAGCTCTTGTCGCAGTCACGGCTCCGGGGCAGCAGCGGGGCCTTGCTCCCGGGGCGCAGCGGGAACACGTACCAACCGGCGGCGGCCCAGTCCAGGGCCGACTGCAGCATGTCGGCCGCGGGGGCGGCGGGGGCGTCGTCGCTCAGGGCCCGCGTGAAATCACTCAGTCTCATAATTGTCTCCTATAAGCCGGTGGGCGGCCCGGGAGCCTAAGTCACCGAGCCGCCCACCAAGTCTAGCACACGAGCGCGTCAGAACGCGTCGTCGCCGTCGTAGTCACTGGCGGCGTCCCACGGGCTGTCCGTGTCCGCGGCCGGGGCCGAAGCCGGTCCGCCGAAGGACGGCTCCTGGGACACGCGGTCCTGGGGCTCGTCGAAGCCCGCCGGGACCTCCTCCACGAAAGTCACGCGGTTGCCGACCTGGCCTGCGCGCTGGCCACGCTGGATCGTCTCCTGGACCACGGTGATCATGGCGTACGACCCGATCATCTCCTCCGTGTCCGAGTCGACCGTGAAGCCGTGGGCGTGGAACCAGGACTTGAGGCGGCTCGCGGCGATCTCCTGGCGGGCGCGCCACGCCTCAGCGGGCGGCTTGTTGGAGCCGGCGGGCCGGTAGTTCTCCGGGACCGGGCCGTCGTCCGGGAGGTTCAGCGCGAGCCACTGGGAGCCGGGCTGCTTGCGGCCGTCCAGAGCCTCCAGGTCCTGGTACGTGGCGTTCCAGTACGGATTGCCGGACTGGCTCTGCTTGGCCTCTACGGCGGTCAGGCGGGCGACGTACTTGCCCGCGGGGATCGGACCGAAGGAGCGCTCGGTGGCGTTCTCGGTCATCTGGCGCAGAGCGGCGTTCAGGCGTGGCATGGTTCAGTTCTCCTTGTTGATCAGGTCGGCGATTGTGTCAAAGAACGGGTTGCCGATCGTGGTCGGGAGTTTACCAGATCGGTCCTTCACGTGGTAACGGCTCGTGCCCCCGGACACGGCGTGGAACGGCTTGTCGTCGCTGGCGGCCCGGAAGTGAAGGACTTCGTCCATGTAGGCGCGCACGTCGTTGCTGACGGCGGGCGGAACCTCGGGTCCGTACACGGTCATGCCCGTGTCCGCGTCCACGGTGCGGCGCTCGAGCGCCGTGACGATCAGGTGGCAGTCCAGAGTCCGGAACTTGCGCAGCAGGTCTCGGAACATCTTCGAAGCCGTCCCGTAGTCGCCGCGGTCGGTGTCGAACTGGGCGACCTGGTCGATCTGGATCCCGCGGGCTCGGGCCTTCGTCACGCGGTCGTCGGCCACGAAGTTCACGAGGGCGGCTACGAGCTCGGTGAGCGAGTCGATCACGACCGCGTACCACGACTCGGGGTCGGCGGCCAGGTCGGTCTTGACCTGGTGGAAGGCCGCGTCCAGGGTCTCGTAGTCCAACGAGCCACCCATGGGCGGGCTGAGGACGACGACCCGGTCGGGGTCGACGCCGAGTCGCTCCAGGGCGTCGGCCTTGAGCCCGCCCTCGGAGTCGATCACCAGGATCCGGCCGTTGCGACTGGCGCGTAGGGCGGCGGTCGTCTTACCGGAGCCCTCCCGGCCCCAGAACAAGGCGCGCACGTACTCGGTGCGTCCCTTCAACGGTTTGAACAGGCCCGCCACGGGGCGGGGCGACGGCACCGGGGCTGTGGTCGCCGGCTGCGCTGGGGCGCTGGTTCTCTGAATCTTCGCCACGGTTGTTTCCTCTCTTCTAATCAGTGACGTGTGAAGTCTTGGACGAACCCGAACCGCTGGACCGCGTCGACTATGTCGCCGCTGGTCCGGGCTGCGACGTGCGCCTCCTTGAAGTCGCACTTCCACGAACAGGTCCGCGGGTCCGGGCTCGAGTAGATCGGTCGGGTCTTGGACTTGGGCGGGTACGCGTTGTACGCCGCGCAGTAGGCGTCGTGGGCGAGGTTCTCCAGCTCGGCCGCGGTCCGGTTCATGAAAGTCCGGTGGAACCGCTGGTCCAGGCTCTGGGGCTTGCCCCGCCCGCCGGGCTTGTCTCCGACGTTCTGCTTGGTCTTGGCCGCGTTATGGATCGTCCCCATGATCGGGCGACCGCCCAGGTCGATCTGGCCGGAGCCCGCCAGCCGATTGATCGCCCACTGGTAGAGCCCGAACTGGTCGTCGATCTCGAGAGCCATCTGCGTGGGTAGCGCCGCGCCGGACTTGTGGTCCACGATCCATACGCAGTTGGTCTGTATGTCCAGCACGATCAGGTCGACGCGGAGCTTGAGCCGGTAGCGGCTGTCGCGCCCGAAGGCGTCCGGTAGCGGAACCTCGAACCTCTCCTCCACGTAGAGCGGCAGCCACTGGGCGTCCATGTCGTACGCCTCCACGTAGCCGTCGTAGATCCAGGCGATCAGTTCCTGGTCCTCGGTCCGGTGGCCCAGGCCATCCGACAGGAGCGGGTCGATCAGGGGCCGGATCACGGCGTCCAGCCCCTCCTGGTAGACGCGCTCACGGGTCCGTCGGTCGGCAAGCGCCCGGTAGTGGGTTTCCATGACGGCGTGCCACAGGGAGCCCCGGGCGAGGGCCCCGCCCGGCTGGGCCGGGCGGGTCCATCGCTGTACGTACGCGAGCTGGTGCTTGAGCGGGCACTGCCTGTAGGCGTCCAACTCGCTGTAGGAGACGACCACCTGGTCAGTCATCGCTGCCCTCTTCCAGGACCGCGTACCGGGTGATCCGGTCGGAGTCGTAGTTGTTGTAGAAGACGTCGGTCGCGCCCACCGGCGCGGTGCCCTGCACGATCCGGTACTTGGGGAAGCACTCCCGCTTGCTGAAAGCGCCGTCGTGCCAGTCGACCCGCTCGGCGACCACCGGGGCGGTGATCCGCTCGTTGTCGATCGTCCCGGCCAGGACCTGGATCCGCTTCGCGGTCGGCCACTCGGTGGCGTCCTCACGGACCGGGCACGGGACCCAGTCGATAATCTGGTCGACGTCCTCGGGCTGGTCCCTCCACAGCTCGCCCGCGGGCTCCCCGTCCAAGTCGTGCAACTCGTACCGCGGGTACGACGTGACACGCTCACCGCTCGGGTGGTCGACCCGCGTCCCGATCAGGTTCTCAACCTCGAAGCCGTCCATCCGGGCCTTACGCACGAGGATCCGCTCCTCGGCGGGCCAGGCGGGGCGGGTCGGGGGCGTGACCGGCTTGGTTCCCTCCTCAAGCACGACGTAGGAGCCGATGGCGCTACCGCCCTCCCACAGGACCGCGCCGCGGTGCGTGCCGTGCGTGACCCGGTAGCGCGGGTAGGTCTCCGGCTCGGGGTCGCCAGGCTTGTAGTCGACGCGCTCAGCCACCTGCGCGGTCTTGACCTGGTTGACTCCGATCCGGCCCGCCAGGATCATGATCCGCTGGGCGGTGGGCCAGTAGGGGCTGGCGACGGGCACCCAGCGGACCCAGTAGTCGATCCGGTCGAAGTTCTTCCAGAACTCACCGACTCGGGCGCCTGCCAGGTTCTGCGCCTCCCACCGGATTTCGTCGTCCGGTCCGGTCCTGCGGTCGGCGATCATGAACTGGACGTCGTTGTCGTCCAGGAGCCCGTCGATCACGACGATCCGCGGGTAGTCCAGAGTCGGCCACTCCCCGGGGTCGCCGGGGGCGGCGGGTCGCCAGCTGTCGATCTGGTCGCAGTCGTGGACGAACGCGCCGGCGGGGCAACGGTAACTCTGGTGGTTGTACACCAGACCCGTGGGGGAGCACCGCACCGGCTCCTGGACCTCGTCGCCGTTGAGCACGCCGCCCAGCACCCATATGTCGCCGTCGTGGTCGGGCCAGCCGGTGTGGAAGTCCTCGGCGTGGTCGTCCGTGTCGATCCCGAGGCGCTCATCAAGGCTCGCGTCGTACGCCTCCTGCGTGCGGACCCACCGGGCGACCTGGTCGTCCTCCACAAGTCGGAGCTCGGTCCACTCGTCGATCTCGGCGAAACTGCCGGGCTCCGTGGAGTAGGACAGGCACGTGCCCAGCTCGAAGTAGTCCGGGTAGCCGGACCGCAGCTCTATCCCGGCGGCGAGGACTTTCCCGGCCATGGTCTCACCCGCGTGGAACCCGCGGGTCTGGATCCCGCGGTCGACGCGGATCACGGGCGCGTTAGGGCGGGGCGGCTGGTAGCCCAGGAGCTGCAGGACCTGCGGGTCGTCCCCGGGCGTATACGGCAGGTAGCGGGCTCGCAGCGGCTTGCCCTCGGGGGTGAGCAGCCAGTCACTGGGCTCGAGGTCGCTGCACTTGGTCTGCTTGACCCGGAACTCGTTGTCGGTCATGATTCGTGTCTCCTCAGTTGATTGTGTAGACCAGGTTGTCCGGGTTGTTCTTGTTGCGACCGATCGGCAGGGCGCACGGCACGGGCTCGTAACTGTAGACGCAGTCCCGGTCGGCTCCGACCTCGGGGCTGATCGTCCCACGGTCCAGCAGCGTGTACAGGTGGCGCGTGTGGTCGCTGGTGGCGATGCTGCGGATCGCCATGACGCCCTGGACGGGCTTGCGGTCGTGCAGGCCCTCGTGGATCCAGATCAGTTCCTCGGTGGGCCACAGGTCCAGCGGGTCGACCACCTTGGGGTAGTGCCAGGAGGAGTCGTCCTTCATGACGAGCCGCTCCGGGTGGTTGCGCCACAGGACGGGCTTTCCGTCGTGGCCGATGACGACGTCGTCGTCCTCGAGCGCGGCGACTGAGGTCGGTCGGATTCGGTAGGTTCTCACGGTTTGTGTCTCCTTTCCCGTGTTGTTATTGTAGTTCAAGTTTATCACGCGACAGAGAGTCCGTCAAACCCTCCGGCGGGTGTGACGCTCGGCACGCTTCACGCGGCTGGCGAGCGGCTCTGGCAAGACCACGTCGGCCGACGTGCCAAACACGTGCCGACCGTCCTGCCTCCACGACACGTTCGTCACGAACGCGCCCACCGTGATCCACTCGAGCGAGACCGCCTCGCCGCCCACCAGCCGCGCCTCGTGGTCCGAGGCGTTTATAAGCGTCGCCAATCAGATCAGTCCCTCGCGAATCAGGAAGTACAGACCGTGGCGCTCCGCGTCCCGGGCGTGCTCCGAGCCATCCCGTGTGTGGTACGCCCAACCGCGGGCGCGGGCGAGTCCCTTAGCCGGGTTCAGGATTTTGTTCGGCTGCAGCACCAACGGCGTCGACGACAACCAACAGAACAGCTCCAGCGCCCCCAGCTGACGCACCACGCCCAGCGTCGAACCCGCCAGCGCCGTGGCCCGGGCCGGTTCCAGCCGGAACTCCTCCGCCACAATCCGCACCGGACGGGCGCCCCCAGTCAGGGCCGCGATAATCATGGCGCTCACCCACTCGGTGAACTCCTGCGGCCGCAGCTCACGCGACTCCACGACCTCCACGCCGTCCCACGTGCACACGCCCGTGTGGACCGAGCCCGGGTCCACGCTGTACCAGATCGATTCGCTCATACCAGCTCCCTAAGAATCTCCGCGTCCAGCATGTGGCCCGCGTGCTCGATCTTGCTCGCAAGCCGCGAGCGCTTACGCAGGTCCAGGCTTCGTGGAGTCACGTAGTCCAGGACCGTCACCGGCCGGGTCTGGCCCATGCGGTGCACGCGACGCATCGCCTGTTCGTTCACCGCCGGGCGGTGGCTCTTCTCCACGAAGATCAGCGTGTCCGCCCGCGTCAGAGTCAAACCCTCCGCCATGACCGACAGGGAGCCCACGAGCACGTCCACGCGCCCGTCCAGGAAGTCCCGAACCGCCTGGCCGTTCTCCTCCGCCGAGTTGCCCCCGTGCACCGCCCGGGCAGGGCGACCCAGCGACTGCGCCAAGTCAGCGCACGCCTGGACCACCTGCCGGTGGTGGGCGAAGACCACGACCGGGCGGGTACGGGACTGCAGGTCGTAAGCGAGCTGGTCGAACTTCCCGCCCGTGGGTGGCCCGTCCGGGTTCAGCAGCCACGGGCTGACCGTGACCAGGTCCAGCAGGTCCGTGCGTGATCCGGGCGTCCAGGCCACGACCTGGGAGTCACCGACCTGCGTCAGCCACTCGGCGCGCAGGTCCCGGTAGGCCCGGCGACCCGCCGCGTCCATCGGGGTCTCCACGACCGTCTCCGTCAGCGGCGGCAAGTCGGTCAGGACCTCGGACCGCTCGCGCCTCAGGAACTTCCCGTCCAGGTTCTCCCGGATGAACTCGGCGTAGTGCTCGCACGTCCCGGTCCGGTTCACCAGGTCGCACGCCGGGGTGCAGGCCCGCAGCCCCGTCAGGTTGTAGCGCTGGAACCGGGTCGGCTCGTTGCGGAACCACGACAGCGCCCAGCGCCAGTAGGAGCCGTAGCGCTTACCTGGGGCGGCCTGGTCTGGGTGGAGTAGCCGCAGCAGCGTGAACAGCTCGTAGCCCCAGTTGGGGACCGGCGTGCCGGTCATGGCGAGCACGCAGTCCGCCCGCTGGGTGATCTGTTCGGTGGCCCCGGTCCAGGAGGTCTTGCGGCCCTTTATGTAGTGGGCCTCGTCGATTATGACCGCGTCCCACGGCTGGTCGAACTCGGGCCGGGGGCGAGCGATCGGCCGGGTACCGCCGCGCTCGGTCCGCTCCCGGGCGTTCAGCCGGCTGTAGGGGGCGAAGGTGAAGACCTCAGGCCGATCTGCCCACTTGGCGACCTCCGCCTGCCAGGTCCCGGAGTTCAGGATCAGGGCGGGCGCGATCACCAGGACCCGGTCCCTACCGCCGTACGCCTCTATCGCGGTCCGGGTCTTGCCCAGCCCCGGTTCGTCCCCCAGCAGCCCGCGGTTCACGTGCTGCAGCCAGTCGACCGCGAACCGCTGGTGCTCCAGCAGGGGCGGGCGGCTCATGAGACCAGCCTGTTCACTCGGTACCAGGAGGCGATCAGCCGGGCCCGCCCGGCCAGGTCGCTGTGGTCGCTGTCGTCCACGCGAGTCAGCCCGTTCACGTGGGCGACCGGGAGCCACACGGCGTCGTGCCAGTAGATCGGCCCGTCCTGGGAGCGCAGGACCGTGCCCTCAGCGAGCGGCGAGTCCTCGTGGGCGGCGATCACCTCGTAGTCCCCGTCGCGCAGGCGCAGGGCGAGCACGGCGGGCTCGAGGTTCCGCTCGTGAGCGCGGAACACGATGATCAGGCGGGCGGTCGGCCAGTTGGTCCGCGTGTCCACACACCAGAACTCCTGGTTCCCGTCCCAGTTGGCCCGGGCGGCGTAGCCGTCGAAGGTCGTGATCTCGGCGTGCACCCGCTCGGTCCCGTCGCTGTTGAACTGACGCTCCACGCTGAGGATCTTGTCGATCTGCCCGCTCGTGATCGCGTAGTCGCCGGGCAGCAGCTCGCGGGCTTTCTTCCGGGTCATCCGTGGCTGGTTGGCCTCGTGGCTCATCGCGTGCTCCCGGCGTGCTCCCAGGTCTTTGTAGCTTTGTCGGTGGGGAAGCCCATGGCTTGTCTCCTTCGTGTGTTGGTGCCCCGGCCGGTGGTCCCGGCCGGGGCGGTTGGTTGATCAGGCGAGGTGGAACTGGAAGAACTGGTCGAGCTCGGCGACCTGCAGGTTGACGGTCTTACCGGCGGGGGTGACGACCTCCAGGCCGTCGGCCTCCATGTAGAAGACCCAACCGGCGACCTCGTAGCCGTCCTCGGTGTCGGTGATCTCGGCGTCGAACCAGTTGGTGAGGGTCTCGAGGAGGGCGGCGGTGGCGTTCATTTTGTGTCTCCTTGTTCTCGCTGGGGGCTTTCTTTCTCCCCCCTTGATAAAACAATTTTATCACGCGAACAGATTCCCACACAATCTAGACGCCGTGTGAAGCGAGTCACACGCTCTGGTTGCTGAACCAGAGCCAGTAGACCACGCCCGCGAACCCGAGGGCCAGGATGAACGGCTTGGGCGAGCCCGAGGCGGCCCACGCACCCAGCGACAGGCCCAGGAGCGCGATGATCGTGACCGCGACGAACACGAGGGCCACAACAGCCGCGTAGCCATGCCGAGCGACAAAGAACACGATCCGGTCGTCCTGTCTCGGCTCACGCGACACGGCCGGTCCCGCCCCTCAGCTCGCCGTAGGCGCCGATGATCGCGGCGATCTGGCCCGTGTACTCCACGCGGTACTGCTGCAGGAACCGCGGGGCCTCGCTGGTCACGTCCCACACGTCCACAGTCCAGCCCGTGTAGCCCGTGACCTCGCCGTACTCGAACCAGATCACGACTCGGGCGGTCCCGTCGTCGACCGTGAACCGGGAGTCCATGTAGTCCAGCTCGACCTCGGCGTCCCCGGCGTAGTTGCGCATGAGCCAGTTCGACAGGATCCGGCCCGCCAGCGGCGTGCGCAGCACCCGCCCGGTCTTGTTCTGGGTCATCGTGATCGCAGTCATAATTCGTGTCTCCGTTTCTGTGTTGTGCCGGGGGCGGCGGTTTCCGCCCCCGGCGATTGGTTGCTGTTGCCGGGTCAGGACCTGGCGTACTGGACCAGGAAGTCCTCGAGCTCGTCCCGGGTGGTGACCGTCTTGTAACTGCGGTGGTCACCGACCCGCAGGTGGTCGCCCTCGAACTCGAAGATCCAGACCGCGTTCGTGGCCTCGTCGTCCACGAAGTAGTAGCCGCGCAGGGAGCCGATCCCCAGGTCGGTTAGGCTGTCTCCCTCGTGACCGAAGTGCTCGCTGAGGACCCGGTCCAGGTCGGTCTTGGTGATCATGGCTTGTGTCTCCTATCTCCGGGGGCCTTTCCCCCGTTGATAAAACAAGTTTATCACGTGGGCGTCAGGTCACACAACCCGACGCCCACGTGAAACAGGTCACAGACCGGTGGAGCCGAAGCCCCCCGCGCCCCGATCCGAGTCCGACAGCTCACGCGCCGGAACCGGGCGCAAGCCCGCCGTCAGATTCGGCAGCACGATCAGCTGACTGACGCGCTCGCCCTCCTCGAGCACGACCTCCTCCGGGCCCGGATTGAACACGCCAGCAAAAAGCTCGCCACGATAACCACAATCGATCACCCCCTGGATCGTCTGCAGACCACGCCGCCTCATCGTCGACGACCGACCAGTCAACAACCCCCACGTGCCAGCCGGCAGCTCGACCGCCACGCCACACGGCACGTCCACGAACTGCCCCGGCGGGCAAGTCGTCAGAGCCGACACGTACAGGTCCAGACCCGCGTCATCGCTGTGACCCCGAGTCGGGAGCCTCGCCGCCCCGCAGTCCATACGGACCGGCAGATCCGCCATGGGACGCCCGGGCACCAGCGCAGTCCTGCGCGTCAGCGACGCACGCACCGACTCCACCACCTGCAGCAGCGGCGCGGATCCCGCCGCGATCACCTCCACCTCAGTGGCCGCGTACTGGGTCGACCAGCCACCCACCACGCGACTCCCCCGAGTCACCAGGAAAGTCACGGGCTTGGCTGCAACGATCGCCCGCTCAACCTCCGCCGGGACGCCCCAGGACCGGGGCTCCTCCACCGGCAGCAGGACCAGCAGCGCGTCCGCGCGGTCCAGCGCCGCCATGTTCACGTCACGTACGCACGAGTCCATGCCCACGCCACCCGGTGGGACCGTGAAGGCGCTCGCGGGCCTGTACAGCACGAAATCATGCCTAAGCCAGTCCAGCACCTCCTCGAACCTCGCGGGGATCCGCGGCGCGTCCCTGTCGACCGCCTGAGCCACGTACACCAAAGTCATCGTTCTGTCTCCAAAGTCTCGAGGCGCCCCGCCCAGTCCCGATCACCAGGCGGGCGCCAGTCTCTAATCAGTCCCGGTCCGGGCCACCCGGCCAGGTCCCGGCCTCGCGGGCCCGGCGGACCATGAGCGTGTAAACCCCCAGGTCCGTGAGCGTGTCGTCCGAGACGAACTCGCCCCGCGTGACCGCCGCCGTCCACCGCTGCATCTTCCCCATCGCGTAGAACCAGCACGCCAGCTCCACCCGGCGGGCACGCGACAGGTCCGACCGGCCCATCATGCGGGCCAGCGCCGCGCCCATCTCCTCCAGCTCCACCGAGCCGTACTCCACGGCCTTCGGCGCCACCATGGCCATGTCCGCCTGGGCGGTCGACAGCCACCAGTCACGCAGGTCCGCCAGCGCCTCCACCGAGGTCCCAGGGTCCTCCGGACTAGCCGCCGTCGGGGCCGACCCCACCAGGTCCGAGAGCCACGGCTCACAGCAGGGAGCCACCCGCCCCTGTCCCAGGAACCGACCCGACTGGATCGAAACCGGCCCCAGGTCCTCCTCCACCAGGAACTCCCAGACCGGCGGCTCCGCGGGGTCGTCCCCCGGGACCCGGATCCAGTCCGCCAGCCAATTACGGACGCCGTCCAGCGCACCCCTCAGCATGTCCGCCCCCTCAGTACAGCGCCGTCGACGGCGAGGTCGTCACCATGGTGATCGGCGCGTCCAGCGCCGCGCGCACCTGGGTCAGGTAGTCGAACAACTTGGTCGCCGCGATCGACCCGGTCACCGAGTCCAACTGGGCTGACGCCCAGTCCCCCGAGTCCCCGTCCGCGCCCTCGACCTCCGGGACCACCTGGTCCACCATGGTCATCGCGATCTCAACCGTCGGCTCCCCGCCGTTCGCGTGAATCGCCCGGTTGATCGCCGCCGGGTCGAACTGACCCACACGGCGGACCTTGTGAGTCACCGTCGTGCGCTCCTGAGGCAGGCCCAGCTCCTCCCACGTGGTCTCGCCCTCAAGCGGACCCGAGTTCCCGGCCACGCGGATCGGGTAGACGCGGGTGGCCAGCACGATCTTGAAGTCGTGCACCCCCGCGTGCCACGGGTTCACGCCCGCCATGGCCAGGAAGTCGATCCCGCGCGTGTCGCTGCTCGTGCACTGCGGGTAGTGGCCTGCGTGGAGCCCCAGCCCGTAGCCCTGTGTGCCCTCCACGATGATCGCCTGGGGCACGTGGTCCAGGTAGTCGTCCATGTAGGCGACCCAGTCCTCGATCACCTCGAAGCCGAGCTCCTCCGCGAGAGCCACCGCCTCGGGCGAGTCCCCGAAGCGCGTGGCCGTGCGCCACACACGGTCCGACCTGCAGGCCCCGATCCCCTTAGCCGTGGACCCGAGGCGCTGCGCCATGCCCGCCTCGACCTCCGCCTGCTTGTGCTCCTCCGTCAGGACCGTCGCCTCCGCGGCGATCACCATGTCCACGCGGTGGCCCGCGGCACGCAGGTCCTGAACCTCCTGGCGCAGGACCGCCAGCTCGATCTCCGACCCCGGGGCGATCGCGCACCGGCACGGGTCCAGGGCGGCGCCCACCGGCACGGTCCGCAGGGCGAACGCCCGCCCGTCCCGGTCGACCACCGTGTGGCCCGCGTTAGGCCCGGCGACTCGCACGTTCAGCACCGGGTGGGCGGCGCGCTGCTCCCGCTGGATCAGCTGGGCGGCCACGTGGCCCTTGCCCTCGGACCCGAACTGGGCGCCTGCGACTACGACGACTTTGCTCATGGCTGTGTCTCCTGTTCGTGTTTCTTGATCTCCGCCAACTGCCGGCGGAGTTCCCGCTTGCGGCGGGAGGCTTGTTGGTTGGCGGCGCGCAGGTCTCTACGCGCCCGTTGGATCCGCCGCTTGGCCCGCTTGACGATCGGGTCCTCCGGCAGGAACTGCGGGTCCTTGATGATCTCGTAGTCCGCCAGCGCACGGATCATGATCTCGAGCGACCGTTTCTGTACGTGCACGTACGGCTGCATGTCCAGCAGCAGGTCCCGTGCTTTCGAGATCACCACGGGCACCTGGTAGAACCGGCGCGGCTGGCTGCTGGTCCCACCGACTCCGACGGGCCAGGACCGGTCGGGCGCCATGCGGTGAACCTCGAGCGAGTCCTCCCGGTCGTTGACCTTCGCCAGCAGGATCGTGGCGAACGACCGGTCCGTGGCGAGCCGCCGCGCGGAGTTGACCATCAGGTAGCCGGTCGGGTCGAACCAGCTGGCGAGGCGCCTCAGCGTCTCGGCGCTGTAGCCGGTCCGCGTCTCGGTCTTGTCTCCCTGTTCCATGTCTCAATCCTAAACTCTCGTGTTATCACGTGTCAACGTGACGGTTACCACGCTGACGGGTCGACGTGGCCCGGGACCTCCGGGAACCAGCGCCTCCACGCCTCGCCACCCACGCGCACCACCTCATCCACGCACCGGTCCCCGATCTCACCGATCGGGACCAGCACGTCCAGCGAGTCGTGCACCATGAGCACGCCGCCCACGCCCCCCACGTACGTGCCGTCCCGGTCCACGCCGTCCTTCACCCACGGAGCCAGCAACTGGTCGACCTTGTCCGTCGCCTCCAGCCACCAGTCCTGAGCCAGCTGCGCCAGATTCCCCTGGACCCGCTGGTTGAACGCCTTGTGCGTGTCCTCGTCCTTGGTGAACCACCGGCGCTCGCCGTTACGCAGCTCGACCCAGCCCACGCCATACCGGGCCACCCGCTGCTTCACCCGCTCCTCATGGAACCGGATCGCACGCCGGTACTGTGGGTACAGCGAGTTCCAGTCCGCCACGATCCGCTGCGCCTCCGCGCGGCTAATCTCCGTCCCCTCCGCTGCAAGGCTTTCACGGAACGTGTCAGCGCCCACGCCGAAGATGAAAGAGAAGTTTGCACGCTTTGCAAGCGTCCGCCACTGCGACCAATCCGGCCGGTCCTCCGACACGTGAAACAGAGCCTTCGCCGTTTCACCGTGCAGATCCCGTCCCTGTGCAAAAGCCTGCAACATGGGCCGGCAGTTTGCAAGCAGCGCAGCCACACGGGCCTCCGCGTTAGCCAGATCGCACTCCACCAGGCGCCACCCACGAGGCACGCCCAGCTCGATCAGACCACGCGGAGTCGGCACGCCGTCCGGCAGAGCCAGCCGGTAGTCGTGCGGGATCGCCTGCAACTGGATCCGCTCCACCGAGAACCGACCCGAGACCGTCCCGTTCTGCCGGAAAGTCGGGTGGAGCCGCCCGTCCGGACCAGCCATGGAAGTCCAGCCCTCGTACCAGCGCGAGACCGCCGAGTCCCAGCCCCGGTAGCGCGCGAACTGTTCCGCGTGCGGCATGTGGTCGCGCACCATGCGGTCCAGGATCGAAGCCGTCAAGGACGGCGCCCCCTGCGCAGTCGTCGCATACGGAGGCAGACCCATGCCGCCCTCAGACCTGGGGGCGAACCAGAACCGCTTCGCCGCGTTCACGCTCGGCTCGAACGGCAGCGACCGACCCAACTCCGCCAGCTCGGCTTTCAGCCGGTCCCCAGCCGCCCGCGCCGCCTCCGGGTCGTACGGCAGGCCCCGGCGCTCGGTCCTCACCAGCATACGCGTGACCTCCATGCGCCGGTACGCGTGGTCCAGCACGTGACCCGACGGAGCCGGCAGGTCGTGCCAGCCGGCCTGCGCGTACAGGCCCAGGTCGTGGTTCTGCCGCAGGTAGAGCATGAGCGTCAGCCGGGCGTCCAGATCCGCGTACTTACCCACGCGGTCCCACGGCATTAGATCCCAGCGCCCCGCCGGGAGCTTCGCCCGCCTCAGGTAGTCGTGGACCGTACGCGACTCGTCACCCGCCTGCGTACCGAACAGGAACTCACAGGTCGGCTTCAACGCCGTCGTACTCACCATGACGCCACCCGCGCCGCGGCGCAGCACCCACGGGGCGTAGAGCTGGGCGCACACGTTCTGCGTGTCCCACAGGAACCTGTCCAGCAGGTCCACGCCGTCGCCCGGCCACCGACGCACGCCCGCCGCCATCATGGCCAGGTCGAAGCGGGCGTGGTGGAAGACCAGGTCGCAACCCTGAGGCGGGCCGCCGTCCGAGCCGGGTGGCGGGCCCGTCAGTCCCTCGCACAGACCACGCCACTGACTGTGCGGCTGGTTCGACGTGGCCGGGATCAGCTCGCCCTGCCCCGAGTCCTCCGGCTTGCCCGTGCCCTCCACACCCTGGTCGAACGGCCACGCAGCCGACAGGATCCAGACCGGGTCCACGCCGTCCGCGTAGGTCTCAGCCTGCAGCGTGACCACGCCCGAGTCCCACACGTGCTGGCCCTGTGCCAGGTGACGACGGATGAACTCGAGCTCGCGGCCCTCCAGAGCCAGAGCCACGGACACGGTTGAGACCCGCGCCCCGTCGTCCGGGTGGAGCCCGCTGGTCTCGGTGTCCAGAGCCACCGTGGGACGGACCAGCCCGGCGGCGGCGATCATACGCATGAACCCGCGGGGGTTCAGGCGCTCCACACGCGTGTCCGTGGTCACCATAGCCGCGCCCCCGGACTCATAACCGCGTGGTAGGCCTCGATCACGTCGCCGTCCTCGCGGGGGTCGATCACCCGGCCGTCCTCAAGCAGGTACTGGAAGCCGCGGGGCGTGGAGGGTCCGCGCAGCGCCAGCAGGTTCTTCACCAGGCGCCCACCGGCGGTCCCGGTCAGGACCCGGATCAGCCGGGCCTCAGGCCACTCGACTCTGTACATGCGCAGGGCATAGGACCGGGGTCCTAGGTCGGCAGACTCGTTTGTGTTACGTTCATCACACATGGTTTGTGTCTCCTGTCACTCTCTGTCAGTCTCTTGTCGGGATCGGCTCCGCGTCCGGGTTGAAGCGCGCGAACACCCACCAGTGCCCGCGCCAGTTCGTCACCCGGAACTGAAGCCTACGACCACCCAGCTGGGCGCCATACCGCTGACCCAGCCGCAGGTGGCTCGCCGCCTGGTGGGCGCCACGCGACCGCAACGGCCACGGCCCATAGAACCGGAACCACAGCCCCGGGCTGCGCTCCAGCACCTGTGCCGCCTCAAGCACCGTGCGGTGCTTGTTACCACGCGGCATCGACGCCTCATACAGGCGCGGGTCCTGCAGTCCGGTCAGTTCCTCTTCCGTCAGCCCCTCGCCAGCCACGACCGGCCCGGGCGCACTCATCGGTCTCATGATCCGAGTCTATCACGCGTGATAACTACAGATCAATCGGCAGCCCGTAGTCCCCCAGCCACCGGTCCACGTACTCCCGGTCCGGGTAGCCGTCCGGGAAGTCCTCGCCCCGGATCAGCAGGTCCGTCATCAGCTCCGTCTCACCCCGGTCGCTCAAGACCTTCACCAGCCGCAGGAACCGGTCACGGTCCGACTCCACGCCCACGTCCGGCGATCCCGGCGTGAACTGGCCCCAGACCCACCAGCAGCGCTGGCCGTGCAGCGTCGGAGCCATGGGCGCGTCCAGCAGCAGCCGCAGCTCCAGGTGCCCGCGCGTACGCGCCACGTCCAGCTCGGCGGCCAGAGACCGGCGGTTACGCAGCCTGGACAGGGCCTGCCGAGCCGTGGACTCGCGCCACGCCTCCCACGGCCCGTACAGGCGCGACCACGCCCGGGGCTTGTCCACCAGCTCCCGCACCAGGTTCTCCAGCAGCATACGCTCGGTGGTCGTGGTCGGGCCACTACCCGGTCCGGTGGACGTGCGACTGGATCTGGACAGGCTCGCCGCGTAGTCCGCGTAGTCCTCCTGTGCGACTGCCCGGAACTCGGGCGGACACGGTCCGACTCGGTATCCCGCGATCTGTGTGCTCATGGTTCTCTCCTGTTCTAGCGGTCGACTCTTGTGTAAAGAGTCTAGATTTCGACAAGGAATCGGTTCTGACGATTCCCAAAAAGATTCTAGCACGCGAAAAAATTCCCACGCAAGTAGGCGCTTTGTTGCTAGTCTTTCTGAGCCCCAGAACGATTCCCAAAAAACTTCCTGAGCGATTCCTATAAAAAGAGTCTTACCTACAAAAAGAATCCCCTATAAGAGCCGCGGAACGACGCGGGTTCTCTGTCTAGATCGTAACGACTCTTAGTTCTCGAGGCCAGACCACCACCGCACACAACGACACGAACTGGGACCGTTTTTTATAATTAGTTTCTATAGTTACCACAAAGGATCGGCTTGGAAGGGGGCCGTACGGTACGCGTACGCGCGTAACTGGTCCCAAAAAATCTCGATTTACCGATCGGTAGGGAGAGGTCGTCTCACGTACGCACGCGACGCACGCACGACGCACGAGCACCCAGGTGCGTAGCGCGAGCGCCCATGGGTGAGCGCCAGCCCAGGTACGTGACCGCGACCACCCATGGGTCCGAGCGACAGGGGGTGTGCTGGTCGAACCACCCGGTGGGTGGCCCGGCACCGGGTATGTGACGAAGACCACCCCATCCCGGCTTGCACTCACCCCATGGCCCGCGCTATACTGGTGCCCAAGCACCCACCAACGTGTCTCCTGGTGGGATCGCTGGGGAGACGACGCTGCGGGCACAGACTGCGAGGGGATCGTGGGACGGACAGCCAGCGGCCAGCACAGGCGTTGGCGCAGACGCGTGCTGGCTGCAGAACAAACCCGCGGCGTCGTCAACTGCCCGATCTGCGGCGTGGCTCTGGACTACGAGCACAGCATGAGACCGAACAGCGCAGAGCCTGACCACGTCGTCGCGTTCAAGTTCGGTGGTGGCTACGAGCTGAGCAACGGCCGCGCGCTCTGCCGTCGCTGCAATCAGCGTCGAGGAGACGGAAGCCGCGATGTGGTGAACGCCACACAAGTCAAGATTGCGACCACGGACGTCGTGTGGTAGTCTTGAGTCAAGAGGTTGAGGAAAGCCCAAGGCCACGGCGCTCCTCAACCGAAAACTGAATAAAGCACCGCCGGACACGGAACGGTCGAAGAGCCGCGTCTACTTCGATCACTCGAGAGTTCAAGTCCAGCGCGAGATCAAGACGCAACCCGAGCACCCCGGGGAGGGAAACCTCCTCGGGGTAGCAGAGCACCCCCGGAGGCATAGTGCAGTACCTCCCCCGGTGTGATAAAGTTCATAACTGCACATGCTAACTGGCAACAACTCCATAAGGGGCTCTTATGGCTACCGAGATCCATGACGACTCCGAGTTGCTGGCCCCGGTGCCCGAGGACGCCCGTGACTGGGACCACATCACCGAGCTCGTGCGCCTGTACAACCTGTCGCTCCAGTCGATGGCCGGGACCCCCAAGTACCGGCGTGGCCCGCTGATCGGCGAGGCCCACAAGCTGACCAACTCGATCAGTCAGGCGCTGGGGATCCCCACGTCCCAGCGGCCTTCGAAGACCGAGATGAAGCAGGCTGCGGAGTCCAAGGACCCGGCCAGTGGCCTGGTCGACTTCCAGGAGGCCGTGCGTGCCCGCCAGCGCGCCTAAGACCGTCCGGTCGACTGCGATCGACCGGACCATGGGAGACCTGGCGTGCGAGTTCATCACCAAGCACGGCCTGGTGCCCGATCCGTGGCAGGCGGAGGTCTTGGACGCGTGGCTGGCGTTGGACGAGCACGGCCGCTGGGCCCACCTGACGTGTGGCTTGTCGGTCCCCCGCCAGAACGGGAAGAACGTGTGCCTCGAGGTCCGCGAGGTCTTCGGGGCGGTGGCTCTGGGGGAGCGGATCCTCCACACGGCCCATGAGGTGAAGACGGCTCAGAAGCACTTCCGTCGCTTGAAGTTTTTCTTCGGTGAGAAGGCGAACGACCCGGCTGCGCAGTTCCCGGAGCTGAACGCCCTGGTGAAGACGATCCGGTCGGTGAACGGCCAGGAGGCGGTCCTGCTGTCGAACGGCGGGTCGATCGAGATCGTGGCCCGGTCGAAGAACTCGGCGCGTGGCTTCACGGTCGACACGCTGGTGATGGACGAGGCGCAGGAGATGAACGACGACGCGTTGGAGGCGCTGATGCCGACGACGTCGGCGGCTCCGCTGCGTAACCCGCAGTGGCTGTTCACGGGGACCCCGCCGGGCCCGCAGGCCGACGGCGAGGTCTTCACGCGTGTCCGTGACGACGCCCTGGGTGACAACCCGGGGCGGACCTGTTGGGACGAGTGGTCGCCGGACGGGAACCCGGGTCTGTTGGATCTGGACGACCGCGAGCTGTGGCGGGCGAACAACCCGGCGCTTGCGGCGGGCCGCCTGCAGATGATCGTGGTGGAGGGCGAGCGCAAGCGGTTCAGCCCGGATGGCTTCGCCCGCGAGCGCCTGGGCGTGTGGCCGCTTAAGCGTGGTCGGACTCGGGCGATCAGCGCGGAGGCGTGGAAGTCGTGTGTGGCGGATCCCCCGGCGGACGGGGTCAAGTCGTTCGCTGTGGTTTTCAGCCAGGACGGCATGCGGCAGGCGGTGGCTGGCGCGATGCGTGATGGCCAGCGAGTCCACGTGAATCTGATCGGTGCGTGGTCTGGTCCGTTGGAGCAGGGCGTGGAGCGGCTGGCGGATTGGCTGGCGGAGCGCCGGTCGACTACGGCGCAGGTGAGTCTGTTGGGTGGGGCGGGGGCGGCGCCGCTTAAGGACGCGCTGCTTGCGCGCAAGCTCCCGCCTCGTATGATACATGTGATGAGCACGGGCGAGTACCTGGACTCGTGTGCTATGCTGGTCCAGTCGGTGGCTAGTGGCCAGACGACTCACCCGGCGGGGGCCGAGGGCGACGCCTTGGACGCGTCGGTGGGCTCGTGCGACAGACAGAAGCGCCGTAGGGACGGGGCGTTCGGTTGGGAGGCGACTTCGCCGGAGGGTGATGAGCTCCCGATTGAGGCGATCAGCGCCGCGAACTGGACGGCGCGTACGACTAGGCGACGCCCGCGGGGCGCCGGTAACCGAGGGGTGAGGATTCTGTGATCCTGGACACACAAGGACTTGATGGGTCGGATCCGATCGTCCAGTCGGACCCGGGAGTCCCGCAGGTGGCTGGCCTGGACTCGGGCCGGCAGGCGGTGCTGGACAAGCTGTGGCGGCTGTGGTCGTCCCGGCGGGCCCGTAACGCGCTGCTGGACGTGTACTACGACGGGCACCGGTCGCTGCAGGACCTGGGGATCTCGGTACCTCCGCAGATGACGCGGGTCCGTGCGGCACTGGCGTGGCCATTCAAGGCGGTCCAGTCGCTGGCGCGTAAGCACGTGTTCGAGGGGTTCAGCCTAGATGGTGACACGGATCCGTTCGATCTGTCGTCGCTGTTGGCTCATAATTCGTTCGACCTGGAACTGAGCCAGGGCATAACCAGTGCTTATAAGCACTGTTGTTCGTTCATCACCTGTACGCTGGGCGACCCGTCCGCCGGGGACCCTGAGGTGGTCCTGCAGGCGCGCGACGCCTTGTGGTCCTCGGCCCTGTGGGACCGGCGTCGTCGACAAATCTCCGCGGCGCTGACGATCACGGACGTGGCTAAGGACGCGCCCAGCGCGGCGGTCCTGTACCTACCGGACGACGTGATCGCGCTCGAGCGGGGCGCTGCCGGCAACTGGGTGGCCCGGTCTCTGGGCAATCCGACCGGTCGGGTCCTGGTGGAGCCGCTGGTCTACGACCCGCAGCTGAGTCGCCCGCTGGGGCGCTCGCGGATCAGCCGGGAGGTCCGCTACCTGACTGACGCGGCGATCCGGACCATGGTGCGTGCGGAGACCAGCGCGGAGTTCTTCGCGTCCCCGCAGCGCTACGCCCTGGGCGTGGACCCGGAGGCTTTCGACGATATGGACCGGTGGAGCGCGGTCATGGGCCGCCTGCAGGTCCTGACGGTGAACGAGAACGGCGACGCGCCGTCCGTGGGCCAGTTCCCGCAGTCGTCTATGTCGCCTCACTGGGAGATGTATCGACAGCTGGCGCAGAACTTGTGCGCGGCGACGAACATGCCGCAGTCCATGGTCGGCCTGTTCGCGGACAACCCGGCGAGCGCCGAGGCCATGCAGGCGGCGGAGTACGCGCTGAGCGACGAGGCGGAGTTCCAGTGGCGCGTGTTCGCCCCGGCGCTGCGCCGCGTGGCCCAGAACGCGGTCATGCTGCGCGACGGCCTGAGCGAGCCACCGGCCGAGTCGTGGGACCTGCAGGTCCGCTGGACTCCGGCCCGGTACGTGTCCCCGGCCGCGGCGTCCGACTACATAACGAAAATCGTCCAGGCGCTGCCCCAGGTGGCTGACACGACTGTGGCTCTGCGTAAGGCGGGCTTCACCCAGCCGGAGATCGAGGAGATGGAGGCGCAGCACGAGCGCCGTCGGGCTCCGTCCGTCCTCGAGACGATCATGGCGGGGGTACGTACTGGCGAGGACGCGCAAGGCGCTCCCGTGGCCGAGGAGACCCCGTCCGTGGGTGCTCCCGCTGTGGGGGTGACCGCCGGTGGTGACCAGGGCTGAGATCAACCAGATCCGTGGGGCGGTCACGCGCACCAGCGCGCTGGCTGTGAACGATCTGACGATTTTCTTCAACAGCCTGAACTGGGACAACCCGGTCGCTTGCCGGGAGGCCCTGGTGGAGTTCCTCCCCCGCTTGGTGGCCGTCTATGGCGATACGGCGGGGGTGGCCGCGGCGGAGTGGTACGAACAGGTCCGTGAGAACGAACTGGGCAAGCACTTCTACGCGACGACGACTGAGGCGGTAACCGCGGACCAGGTCCGCCAGAACGTGCGCTACGCGTCGGGTCCTCTGTTCGAGGAGAACCCGGCGCGGGCGCTGTCGATCCTGCGTGGGGCGGTAGACCGGCACGTGCAGACCGCGGCCCAGTCGGTGGTGGCACACAACTCGGTACGTGATCCGCGGTCCAGTGGCTGGGCGCGAGTCCCGTCGGGGACCAGCACGTGTGCGTTCTGCGCCATGCTGGCGTCTCGGGGGTTTGAGTACACGACCGAGTTCGAGGCTCAGCACCGTGGCCGGGGTGCGACGGAGAACAAGTTCCACGATCACTGCCGCTGCCAGGTGGTCCCGGCGTGGAAGGGCCGGCAGGCGGCGGTGGACGGCTACGACCCGGGCGAGCTCAAGCGCCGGTACGACGAGTCCCGGAAACTGACGAAGGACCTGGGTGGGGACCCGAACGACCCGCGTATGCTGCTGGCAACCATGCGCCGCCTGTTCCCACACGACTACACGGACGGCGTGTCGGACGGGTGGGCCAGTGGCGCGATGAAAGACTTGCTGGTATGATTGAAACCACCGGAGGACTGTCACAGTCGGTCCGGACCTTCCGCACGGACAGGAGAACAACTAAATCATGAACAACCCGGGAGACGCGTCCGCACCGGACGCACCAGACTCCGCGACTGACAGCACGGAGCCCACCGCCCCGCCCGAGCCGACTGAGTCGACCCAGGCGTCGGAGCCGGAGACCGACTGGGAGGCTGAGGCCGCCCGGTACAAGTCCTACGCCCGGCAGTGGGAGAACCGCGCCAAGTCGAACAAGGCGGCGGCCGACAAGTTCGACGCGCTCCAGTCGGAGCACGCGAAGGCCGTGGCCGAGCTGGCGGAGTACAAGAGCAAGGCTGTGGCGGCCGAGAAGGCTGCGCAGATCGCTGACTGGAAGAAGCAAGTCTCCGCGGCCACCCACGTACCGGCTGACTTGCTGCGCGGTGAGTCCCTCGAGGACCTGCAGGCGCACGGCGAGCTGATCGCCCAGGCGTGGAAGTCCGCGCCTCGTGGCCCGGTTGTTCCGCAGGCGGGTGACCAGCCCGATTCCAGTCCCGACGCCGCTCGGCAGTTCCTGCAGGCGCTGTTCGGCGGTTCCTGAACCAACACGGAAGGTTTAACACATGGCGACGATTTTTACGTCGACTGACGCACAGGTCCTCATGCCGCGCGAGATCGCGGACGGCATGATCAAGCGCACGCGCACCGAGTCGGTGATCGCGCGCCTGTCGAACCGCGAGCCCATGCGCTTCGGCAAGAAGGACTACCTGGTCTTCAACGACTTCCCGAAGGCCGAGTTCGTCGAGGAGGGCGCTCAGAAGTCTCCGACTAAGGGCGGCTTCTCCTCGGTCACCGCGGTTCCCCACAAGGCCCAGGTGACGATGCGGTTCTCCGAGGAGGCGATCTGGACCGACGAGGACTACCAGCTCGAGATCGTCAACTCGCTGGCCTCCGAGGGCTCCGTGGCGCTGTCTCGCGCTCTGGACCTGGGCATGATTCACCGCGTGAACCCGCTGACGGGCGCGGAGATCAGCTCCTGGGACAACTACGTGGCGAAGACCACGAAGTCCGTGACTCTGGCTCAGGCCGGGGCCGACCCGGACGACGACTTCGCTTCCGCCGTGGGCCTGCTGGTGAACCAGCCCGAGTCCTGGGGCGTGTCCGGCGCGGCCTTCGACCCGAAGTTCGCTTGGACTCTGTCCCAGCTCAAGCGCAAGGACGGCGCGGGCGCGACCAGCGACCGCCGCTACCCCGAGCTGGGCTTCGGCACGAACGTGACGAGCTTCATGGGCGTGCCGGTGGCTCAGGGCGACACGGTCTCCGGTCTGCCGGAGATCGCGACCGACTCGAAGATCCGCGCGATCGTCGGCGACTTCCGCGGCGGCGTCCGCTGGGGCGTCCAGCGCCAGCTCCCGATCGAGCTGATTCGCTTCGGTGACCCGGACGGCCAGGGCGACCTGAAGCGCCAGAACCAGGTGGCGCTCCGGCTCGAGATCGTCTACGGCTGGTACGTGTTCGTCGACCGGTTCGCTCTGCTTAAGGTCGCGTGATCGTCATGGCTGACCTGATTCACGTGGACTCCCGGTCGGTGGTCACCGTGCCGGACGACCACCCGTTCGCCCTCGGTCACCCGGACTGGGCTCCGTTTGACCCCGGGACCCCAGCCGGGGTGACCGAGGACTCGGACCCGTTCGCGGAGCCCGAGGACGAAGACCCCGCCCCGAAGACCCGAAAGAAGTGATCACGTGGTAACCGTTTACACAACCGACGGGAACCCAGACCGCAAGATCGCGATCCCGGAGATCCAGTTCTCCGGCGGCCGCGCGGAGATCGACGAGGAGACCTACGCCCGGATCTACCCGGTGCGTGAGCGCCTCGGGATCACCACGGAGGCCCCGGCCTCCCCCGGGTTCACGGTCTTCAACCCGCCCGTCCCCGAGTCCACTGAGGACCACGAGGGCTGACGGTTGGCCGAGCCGTTCGCTACCGTAGAGGACCTGCAGGCCCGCTGGCGCCCCCTGTCTGACCAGGAGCGTCGGCGGGCCGAGGTCCTGATCGGCGACGTCACGGACCTGATCATGGCGACGTGCCCGCGGTGGGACAAGGCGACCGACTTGACTCGCCGCCGGATCACGTGCGCCGTCGTGAAGCGGGCCATGCAGGGAGACTCTGGCATGGGTGGCTCGAACCTGGGCGCCTACCCGGAGCCCCGTGGGACTCTGTCCGCGGAGTCGCACACGACCGGCCCGTACACGGATAACTACACGTACTCGAACCCGGACGGGGACCTGTTCCTGAAAGCCAAAGAGATCCAGGCGCTCGGGGGCGCTCGCTCCCGCGCGCACGAGGTCGACCTCCTGAGCGGGGCCCGCCCCATGAGCCAGGTCGACGAGCTGATCTGGCTGTTTGGGGGCGTGGTCCCGTGACGGCGTTCGGTTGGGTACAGGTCACCAGGCGCCGCCGTGCGCCGGACGGCGTGGACCAGTATGGCGAGCCGGTTCCGGGCTCGTGGACCGAGGAGGCAATTAGTGAGCGGGCGCTGTTCGCGCCGGACGACAGCCTCGAGTCTACGAGCCCGGGCCTGGCCCATGTCGTGTCGTCTGTGGCTCTGTACTGGCGCGGTTCGCACCCGGACGTCGTGGCTTCGGACCGGCTCGTGGTAGACGGCGTGGAGTACGCGGTGATCGGGCGGCCGTACGACTGGCCTAAGGGCCTTAAGGTGAAGATCGAAGCGGTAGAGGCGAGAGGCGTGTGATGGGCTCGGTCAACTACAAGCCGAACAAGCGGGTGGCTCGCCAGATTCTGACCTCCCAGCTGGCGTACGCCGCGGTGAACGACGGGGCCCGCAAGCTCCGGGACCGCGTGGGTGAGGGCTTCCACACCCACCAGGGACACGGCTCCACCCGCGCCCGCGCCTACGTGTCCGCGGACTCCGGCTCGAAGATCGCGCGAGCCAAGCTCCGGGACCACGCGCTCGAGCGGGTCCTGGGCTCCCTGCCCCCGTCTACGAAGGACTGAGCGCCGTGCCCCAGGTACCTGACGTGAAGGCCGAGGTCATGAACCGCCTGCGGGTGGTCCTGCCTTGCCCGGTGGTGAGCAAGCGCCCCGAGGGCGCGAACACGCCACCGGAGTTCGTACGCGTGATCGCCACGGGCGGCGCTGGTCGCCTCCATGTGGCCACCGCCCACGTCCAGCTGACGATCGACTCGTACGCCCCCACGACTGGCCGGGCCATGAAACTCGGTCTGGACGTGGACGGCGTGATGAACACGCTCCCCAAGACCGACGCCCCCGTAGGCGCCGTAACTGGCACATGTCCCGCCGAGGGCGTGGACGACTCAACCGTCGCTAAGCGAGTGACGGCCACCTACCAGATCACCGCGCGATTGGTGTGAGAAAGGACCAACCATGGCAAAAATCGACGCCGCGAACACGCTCATGTTCGGCAGTGAGTCGGACGCGATCTACCTGAGCGAGTACACGAAGAACTTGCTGAACTCGGTGACCGCTCTGGACTCGGCCGTCCCCACGGCCATGGAGGACATGGGCTGGATCTCCGAGGACGGCCTGTCGATCAATCTGAACGATTCGTCCGACAAGATCAAGGGCCACCAGGGCCACGGAACCGTTCGCCTCTACATGAGCGACTCCACGACTCAGCTCGAGGTCTCGCTGCTTGAGGCGAAGGCGAAGACTCTGGGCTGGAACTTCGACGCCACGGTGGAGAAGATCACCGGCCAGGGCGGGAAGCCGGACTATGCGAAGGTCGTCGCCCCGTCGGCCCGCGCGGCCCGTGACTTCACCGGCCTGGTGGACGGCTTCGACACGGCGAACTCCACGACCCAGTGGCGGATCCTGTTCCCGCGGCTGACTCTGGGCGAGCGCGAGGGAATCGCCATGAAGGTCGGCGAGCTGACTGTGTTCAAGTTCACGCTCGAGGTCATCGGCGGGTTCACGATCCTGACGAACCACCCGGCCATGATCCCGGCCTGACAGACTCCCCGGGACCGGGCGGTTGCCAGTCCCCCGGTCCCGGGCGAGACCCCCACAAACTGGCGCAACTGGCACAACTGGCAAGGAGGAGCCCATGGCGGCAACTAAGAAGATCAGCCCGGCGGAGAAGGCCCGCCGGGAGGCGCAGAGCGCCGAGGACCGCGGCGAGATCCGTCCCGTGAAAGTCGACCTGTGGGGTGAGGTGATCGACCTGGATCCGACGCTCTACCAGGAGCTGGACCTGCTGGCCGACGCCATGATCTCGGATGACGACACGGAGTCCGAGGAGGAGCGGATCAAGGCCTCGCTGCGGATCGTCCGTCGCCTGTGCGGTAACCGCTGGGCGCACGTCATGGCCGCCCTCAAGCGCGCTAACGACGGGCACGCCCCGCTGGCCGCCATGCGCGAGATCATGGAGAAGTGCGCGGAGGCCGCCCAGTCCCCGGAATCATCGGGCTCCCGGGAGTCCTGAATCGTTACTGGGATGAGGCTGAGGCGGACCTGCAGCGGGTCTACGGGATCGACCTGTCAGACCTGTGGCGGGGCCGCCTCAGTTTCCGTCGGATCGCCGTGCTGCTACGGGGACTGCCTGCCGGCAGTTGCTTGGGGCGCGCGGCTGGTGGCTCCGCCGCCTGGTCCGACGAGACCGCCGCGATCCTGTACGGGTTGTGGCGCGTCGAGTCCCGTATCGTGTCCACGATCCCGGGGGCAAAACGAAGAGACTTCCCGAGTCCGCCCGAGCCGCCGGAGCCCGGTTGGCAGGACCGGATCCGGGAGAAGGCCGAGAGGGAGAAGGCGAAAGCCCGCAACTGGCTGGCTCGCCACCCCGAGCTCGGTCTGTCCGTATAACTGACGAAGGAGCCGCCCATGGCTGGTTACGATCTCGGAACTGCGTGGATCCAGGTCGCGATCTCCACGAACAAACTGCAGTCGCAGATCCGCGAAGCCATGGGCGGCGTGGACACACGCCCCGCCGAGAACCGGATCGTCGGTGGCCTGGGCGGTGCGTTCAAGCAGGTCGGGAAGATCGCGGCCACCACGCTCACCACGGCGGCCACGATCGGCACGGGTCTGCTGTTCGGCGACATAGCGAAGCAGGCTATTGACGCCAGCGACGCGACGAACAAGTTCGCGAACACGCTCAAGTTCGCGGGCAAGTCGTCCGAGGAAGTCAAGCAGCTGAGCGCGTCCGTGAAGGACTACGCGGACAAGACCGTCTACGGGCTCGGCGACATACAGAACATAACGGCGCAGCTCGCGTCCAACAACGTCGCGAACTACGACAAACTGGCCGAGGCCGCGGGCAACCTGAACGCGGTCGCCGGTGGAAACGCCGAGACTTTCAAGTCCGTCGGCATGGTTCTGACTCAGACCGCCGGTCAGGGAAAACTGACGACGGAGAACTGGAACCAGTTGTCCGACGCGATCGCCGGTGCCTCCGGCCCGCTGCAGGAGCAGATGCTCAAGAACGGCGCGTACACGGGGAACTTCCGCGACGCCATGCAGAAGGGCGAGATCACCGCCGAGGAGTTCAACCAGGCGATCATGCAGCTGGGCATGACGGACGTCGCCAAAGAGGCGGCCACGTCGACCCAGACGATCGAGGGCGCGTGGGGAAACCTCGAGGCGGCTCTGGTCTCGGGCGGCATGAGCGTTCTGGACCGGATCAAGCCCGCGCTCACCGGGTTCATGAGCCAGATCGCGACCGGCTCGGAGACGGCTTTCGGCTGGATCAACGACAAACTGATCCCGGGGATCGGCGCAGTCTGGGACGTCCTGGCGCACGGACAGTTCGACGGGTCCAGCAAACTGTTCGGACTTGAGGAGGACAGCGGGGTCGTCGACTTCCTGTTCAAGATCGGCGAGTCCGCCCGGGCCGCGGGCGGCTGGATCACCGGCACGCTCATACCCGGCCTGCAGGGCGTCGCGTCGATCCTGTTCTCCGGCGACTACCAGGGACCGGACAAGTTGTTCGGGCTCGAGGAGGATAGCGGCCTGGTCGATTTCCTGTTCCGGATCCGGGACGGGGCGATGGCCGCCGGGGAGTGGATCAACAACACGCTGATCCCGTCGGTCCAGGGGCTGGCGTCTTTGGTCTTCACGGGGGACGCGAGCAAGCCGATCCTGGGGATCAAGCCGGACTCGGCGCTCATGGGTTTCTTCGAGGGACTGCGCGACGCGGTCAGTAAGGCCGTGGACGCGGCCTTGAAGTTCTCCGGCTGGGTGATCGACAACAAGGGCGTGCTGTCGACTCTGGGAGTCACGATCGGCACGGTCGTGGCTTCGTTCTACGCCCTGAACACGGCGACCAAGACGATGGCGGCGATCCAGTCCGCCGGCAGTCTGCTGCAGTTCGTGGCTGGGCTGAACTCCATGAAGCGGGCCGTCGACCTGGCTAAGGGGGCGCAGGCGGCGTTCAACGTCGTGATGAACGCGAACCCGATTTTCCTGGTCGTGACCGCGATCGCCGCGGTCGCCGCTGGCTTGGCGTGGTTCTTCACCCAGACCGAGACCGGCAAGAAGGCGTGGGCGGGAATCACCGCCGAGTTCCGGAAGTTCCTGGACTGGATCGCGCCCTACTGGGACGCCACGATCAACGCGCTCGGTTCCACGTGGAACACGGTCTGGGGCGCGGTCAGCGGATTTTTCACGTCCTACGTCGTGCCGGTGATCTCCGGCGCGGTCTCCGTCCTGAGCACGGTCTGGTCGACTCTGAGCACCGCGGTCTCCACCGTGTGGAACGGGATCAAGGCCGTGATCAGCGGCGTGGTCGGCTGGATCTCCTCCTGGGTCGGCCCGGCCCTGTCCGGAGTCTGGACCGGGATCAAAGTCGGCGTGTGGGTCCTGGCTACGGCGGTCTCGCTCTACTTCCAGGCGTGGAAGTTCGCGATCTCCACCGTGGTCGACTGGATCATGACGTACGTGGCTCCGGTCCTGTCGACCGTGTGGGAGGGGATCAAGGTCGGAGCCCGCGCGCTGTGGGCTGGGATCGTCTGGGTCTGGGACGGGATCAAGGCGGCCGCGGCCGTCGTGGTCGGCTGGTTCCAGACCTACGTGCAGCCCGTTCTGTCTCTCGTGTGGTCGGGGATCCAGGTGGGCGCGCAGTTGCTGTGGACCGCCATGCAGTGGGTCTGGTCGGGGATCTGCACGGCCGTGTCTCTGGTCGTGGCCTGGTTCCAGGCGTACGTGCTTCCCGTCCTGTCGCTGGTCTGGGACGGGATCAAGGCCGGGGCTCAGCTCCTGTGGACCGGGATCACGACGATCTGGAACGGAATCAAGTCGGCCGTGCTCACGGTCGTCTCCTGGTTCCAGACCTACGTGTCTCCCACGATCTCCACGGTCTGGAACGGGATCAAGTCGAGCACCGACCTGTTGTGGGGCGGGTTGAAGACCGTGTGGAACGGGATCAAGTCGACGATCAACTCGGTCGTCAACTGGTTCCAGAACACGGTCAAGCCGATTTTCGACACCGTGACCTCGAACATAAAGAGCGCGTTCGAGACCATGAAGTCCGGGATCCAGACCGTGTGGGACGGCGTGAAGTCGGTCGCCGCCAAACCAATTAACTTCATAATCAACACGGTCTATCGGGACGGGATCAAGAAGACGGCCGACTCTATCGCGGACAAGCTCGGGCTGGGGCTGCGGCTCCCGTCTGTCTCCGGGATCCCCGGCTACGCGTCCGGTGGTGTCCTGCCCGGCTACACGCCCGGGCGTGACGTCTATCACTTCTACAGCCCGGACGGCGGTGGGGCGCTGGCCCTGTCTGGTGGCGAGGCGATCATGCGACCCGAGTGGGTGCGCGCTGTCGGTGGCCGGTCGGCTGTGGACCGGATGAACGACGCCGCCACGCACGGCTCGGGCCGGTCGATCCCGGGCGGGGACCGCGGCACGAAGTTCGCGGCTTTCGCCAAGGGCGGCGTATGGGACAAGATCAAAGGAACCGTGAGCAGCGGCTGGGACACGGCCACCAGCTGGATCTCCTCCGCGGCTGACGCGGTCTCTTCGATCATCTCCGACCCGCTCGGGGCGGTCGAGCACCTGATGCGTGCGCCGATGAACCTGGCTATGAAAGCCCTGCCCGGCTCGGCGTTCTTCCACGACATGGCGGGCGCGATCCCCGGTAAGTGGGTCGACAGCTTCGGCGAGTGGCTCAAGGGAAAGACCGCGAACATGGCGGCCAGCGACATAGTCAACGCCGCGCGTAAAGCGATCGGCGCGACCTACGTGTGGGGCGGGTCTTCGATCCCGCCCGGCGTCGACTGTTCCGGTCTGGTCTACTGGGCGGCTCACCAGCTCGGCTCCCAGATCCCCCGCCTGACGGCCGCGGGCTACCAGGCGGGCTCCACGCCCGGTGGCTCCTACAACACGCCCGGCACGCTCCTGTTCTGGGGCGCTCCCGCCCACCACATAGCGATTGCCTCCGGTAACGGCATGATGGTCGAGGCTCCGACTTTCGGGATCCCGGTCCGTGAGGTCCCGATCTACGGGTCGCCGTCCACCGGCTTGTACAAGTTCGACGACGGCGGCTTCCTGCAGCCTGGGATCACGCCGGTCCTGAACGCGACGGGCAAGCCCGAGCCGGTCTTCACCGGTAGCCAGTGGGACAAGATCGACGAGCTCCTGACGCGCCAGAACAGCCCGTCCGAGTTGACGGTCGTGGACGTGGACGGTAAACTAGTCGGTAGGATGCGTGTGGAGGCTGAGCGCGTGGTCATCGCCGCCTCCAGCAACGACTGATAGGGGCGCGGTGGCTATAAAGGCTTGGATCGGTGAGGTCTCCGGACTGCCGTCCCTGCTTGTGGACGGACCCGGCCGGATCATGGCCGGGGACCGCCTCCTGGCCGTGGTCGGTCAGGGCCAGCACCTCGTGGCTGACGCCCTGGCCGCCCCCGGCGTCCCGGTCACGTACCGGATCGGTACGGAGAGCGCCGAGCTCACGCGCCCCGTGGGGGACTGGTACGGCGTGCACGTCGCCAGCCGGGACGGCCGGTCGATCCCTGGCCTGGTCTACGTGCACAACAGCGACCCGCTGGACTGGTCCGCCCAGGTGGCCCGCGTGGGCGGCGTAACCCGGTGGGCGCTTAGGGACGAGCCCGTTACCGGCGAGGGCGTCATCGTGTGTCCGCCCTCCTACGAGGCGTACATGTGGTGGCTGTTACAGTCGCACAACCCGATCACGCTGGTCCCCACCGCTCCCACGGACGGCGTACCGCCCCGGACAGTCGTGGTCAACAGCGTCGCACGCAAGCGCCTGTGGGACCAGGACCTGCAGTTCACCGTGAAGTGGACCGAGTTCGAGCCCCAGGACAACCGGACCGGCCTCGGGGCTGTTCCGGTCACCACGTGGGGCGAGTGGTCCGACTACGGCGAGAGCCACCCGGACGAGCCGGGCTGGCAGGCGTGGTCCGCGCTCGAGGTCGCACGCCGAGTCCAGGGGATGCCGTGAGACCCGGCCCCAGCACCGAGGTGCTCAAGGGAGTCGTCGCCGTCGGGGCCCGGATCGACGTCCACCTGGGGCGGACCGTCGTCGCCCTGGACGTGCCGTGCGAGGACGTGCAGATCGACTGGGCGTCCGACCGGATCGTCCCCGGGAAACTGACGTACACGTGCCCGGCCGGTTGGGCGCCAGACTCCCCCGCGGCCGCCCTGAACAACTACGGGCAGCGCAGTCACGTGCTCATGGTTCTCGAGACCCCGACCGGCCGCGACTCAGTCGACCTGGGCTGGTGGCAGCACCAGACATGGGAGGAGGACGCCTCCGGGAAGGTGAAAGTCGAGGCCCTGGACCTGATGCAGTTGCTCGAGCAGGACCCGATGGCCTGGCCGTCGTCCCCGCCGAGCGGCGCGACCGTCCTGACTGAGGCGCAGCGCCTGGCCGGGGCTCTGCCCGTGGTCCTGGACCCGGGGACCCCGAACCCACTGGTCAGTCCCTCCACACAGTGGGGCCACAGCCGGTCCGAGGCGATCCGGGACCTATGCGTGGCCCGGGGGCTGAACTGGGCAGTGAAGGCCGACGGCCAACTCCACCTGTGGGCGCAGTCCTCTGGCTCGGAGCCGGTGGCCCGGTACACGGGCAGGG